AAATATATATCTGCTTTGACACGTTTCCAGATTTGATAAAGACCATTTTGGGATAGTTGGTGAAGTTCTCAGACAATTTTATTTTTGCTTTGGGATGCTTGATTAAAAACTTGTAAAAACGGATTCTTTTTTTATAGAAAAAAAGTTATTAGCGCTCTAATGCGTTACCAGATTCCGCATCCGCGTTGAGTCTGGGGGTTGGATACACTCGTAGTCAACATTTGCGAAAACGTGCCGTTGAAGAAGGACCATAAGCCCCGACATTTGTCAGTCTCCATTGTGGGATGGGTAGGCCTACCGAAGACCGGTCTCCGTCCCAGAGGGGAGAGGCCACCAACTTGCGGTTAATACAGCCAAACAGTAGCAATTTATCCCTTGGGGTCCGGTGAAAACGCGGAGTGCTCCATGCCTTTTTTATTGTAAAAACGGATTCTGAAATTATAGAAAAAAAAGTTATTACACGAGACGTCACTGCGCGGAAGAAACCGCTGCGCAAGACTTGCATGTTGTATGCTATAGCTCCCCGTGAAACCGGGGCGTAAGATGCTGTACGTCAACATGTGGACACTCATTCCACAGAAGCCATTCATGACCTTGTTTGGCTTCTCACCTATCCTGGACCCTGCTCCAGTCGATTTGTTCGCTTTGGTTAGAAGTTCTCCTGGACCCTGCTCCAGTTGAGGACCCATTTTTGCTTTAATGCAAAGCTAATACCTAATTTTTTAACATTCAATAAGTTAAATGTCTAACTTCCAAACAGGAACACGTGGCCTTTCAGCCGGTGATTGGATTAGACTAAAACGCATACAAGGAACAAGACCAAATGCATACCCTCTTCCTACTGTAACTATTCCCGAAAATGCTCCTCCTAGCAATACCTTGCCAGGTAATGGCGTTGCCTTTGTACTAGCATGTATCGACCCACGCTTCGCTTCTGCATTAGAAGCTTATCTAGCAGAAGAACTTGCTCAGGTTGGATTTTTCACATATGACTTGTTCATTCTTGCCGGAGCTTCTCTCGGTGGCAACCTTACTGCAAATGGAACTCCAAATGGCCCTCCAAACACAAATGGACAATGTGGAGTTGTTTCATCAATTCCTACTTCTAATAATTGGCAAGCTACCCTACTAGACCATATCCAAGCAGCAATCACACTCCATAATGTTACTTCTTTTTATGTTGTAGACCATTTGCTTTGTGGAGCATTTACTGTTTGCAATGGTGCTGGGAGTGATTTAGTACCCAGTCCACATTCAATTCAATATGCTGCCCTAAAAACAACAATACAGGCAGCTACATTTTTCGCTAACGGAACAGCAACTCCGAGGGCAGGAAGTTTAATCTTCCCTACTCCTAATTGGCACGGGTTATACTTTGACGTACCAGTTGGTTCACAAACTTCTCTAAGAGATTACACTGGAGCAGAACGATTTGTCGAATACTTTCCACCAACATCTACAGCCAAAGTTCTGGTGCTCGGTTGTATCGACCCCCGGTTTAATGCATTGCTAACGTCATTTCTGGTAAACTACAATGAGGTTCAGTTCATTTATGACCTTTTCATTCTAGCAGGAGCCTCTCTTGGTGCCAATCAATCATACAATCTTGATGGAACTCCCAGAACAAGTGGAACTACAGGAGATGCTTATCCTAATAATGCGCTCGCACCAAATCCGGGAAGAGCAGCAGTTGGTCCTATGGGAGCAACATGGGGTCCTACATTCTTTGACCACCTTTCCATAGCAAGATTACTTCATCAAATTACTGAAGTATGGGTCTTTGACCATCTTGATTGTGGAGCATACAAACTTATCAAACTAAATGACGGAGCTACGCCATTGGTTCTTCCACCTGATAACGACACGGCTCCACACACAGAAGAGCTCCTAAAGTTACAAGCAAGAATCAATACATACACTTCTGGAACAGATTACTTGGCAAATCCACCAACTCACCTTGCATTCAAAGGATTTGTAATTGATGATGCAGGAGGTATCACAAAGGTAGTAGATGATGGAGGCGGTATTCGCTTTGGAAACAAACCACCCGGCTCATCACGCATCAGAAATCCGGCTTCAGATAACACCGATAGGTTAGCATTCAATTCAGCAGATTTTGTTACTCATTCACATACTGGTTCTTGTACATCCCATCTCACAGTTACCAGACTATGTACTTGCTTCCCCTCTACGCTTGAGTCCAAATCTGGAATTTGTGCAAAGTGTAAAAATGGAATTGTGCCATAATATATAAGTAACATCAACAATGGATGACTACGATTACGAATACGAATACGACAAGAACAAATACTACGAGTATCTAGAAGCAAAACACGAGGCCGAGGAAATGGACAAGTGGGTTGAAGAGAGAGACGCAGAACGGAACAAGGTGCTTGCCACCCTCACCAAAGAAGAGCGAGCCGTACTAGATGACCTGAATCAGAAGCAAACCAATGCATTCAAGGTAATGGTCAAACATAACGATTCAGATTCAATCGATGCATACGACGAGGCCCAGGCCGCATACCAAAGGGCAGCAGCAAAGTGGCCGGTTCTTATGGATGGCTACGACTAATATGGCTTCGGCCTATTTTTATTTAAACAATATACGTTTCATTCATAAAATGGTAGGCGAAGTAGACATTGTTGTTCTACCCTTTATGTTCGTATGCATATTCGTGTCGGGTGTTCTCTTAAACACGTGTGCTAATAAGAAACGTGTTTCAGAATTAGAAGATGAGGTATTTGAACTTCAGTTGAAACTTTCTGATACTACTCACAAGCTTGACAAGGTAAAACAATACACAGATGTAGATTCTAGCGATTAAAGATTTTTAGTAAACGTTATATACGTCATTGCATAAACACCAAGCAAACCGGCAAAGCTTTGCTCTTGCAATCCATACTCTTCTAATACGTCTGCCAACAATACAGTAGATGCCATCATAAATGAATCATAAGGAAGTATCTTCCATGTATTTTCTGCTGCATACTCCTTGAACAGGTCAATCATCTTGTTTGTTCCAGTAGGCAATGGCCGTATTACTAATACATAAAATAGAACATCATGAACTATCTGAATCAACACTGCAAATAAAACCAGATTCCATCCAGTAGCATCCGGGAATATCATCTTAGCAAGGAGGATACCCAACACAATCACCAAACAGTCAGATACAATAGCAAACACTCCGAACTCTGAATACCATTTGTTCAGTGAATGTCCTAACGGGTAATACTTTGACAGCAAAATCGTAAAAAAGTCTACCCACACAACTGCAGATAGTATTGAGAGCATTTATATAGTCTCCAGCTTTTTACCCTCAACTTTAGGGTTCTTAAGCTTGAGAAGCTCCCTATGCGCCGCCTGAAAGTCGAACGTACATTTGTGGTCCTCCGGCATTCGACACCGTAAGCAGAATGTGCCTCGGCATGTACATGTACAAATCATCAGTGTCTTCTTACGACACTGCTTACAGCGGTCCATATTTTATATTAACCAACCTAAATACTTAAATTCCGTTTTTATAGTATAAATGGGTGCCCATAAACATAGCTATCGTCTGTTTAACATTGGTTTCGCGGTTCTACTAGCAATTACATACATGCTTGTGGAAATGTATGTAATTCCACATTTTGTTGAAGAGAAAAAGAAGGCAATGGCATCTTCCTATTCAGGATACGCATTTGGAGGTATTCTTGCAATCTTAGGAGCCGGCTCAATGCTTGCAGACCACCTTGATGAAATTTCCCCAGCAAAAAGCTGTAGACATAAGTAAGATGGTGAACTTAACGTTTCCAGAATTAAAAGAAACTAAGGGGCAGTCCTTACCGCCTGCCAACGAAGATACGCTCAAACAATTACGCGAAGAGATGTGTTCTCAATCAGCTTCGCGTGATTTCAAATTACAAAACTATCAACGATTCTTACGCCGCGTTCTTTCGCCAGATTCTCCAGTACGTTGTCTTCTCATGGTTCACGGAACCGGAACTGGCAAGACTTGTACTGCAATTCAAATAGCAGAGGAATACATCATTCGTCCCGAATTCCAAGATAAACGTGTATTAGTTCTTGCAAATCCAGCTGTTCAAGAGAACTTTAAAACTCAAATCTTTGCAATGTCCAAGGTTAGCGTTGACCCGGATGGTATGTTGCTTTCAAAGCAATGTACCGGTCGCCGCTATCTTGATATGCTTCTTCGCATTCAAAGCGAACCACTCAAATGGACAGATAAAGCATCGCGCGAACGCATGAACACCATTGCTCAGCGTATCATCACGGAGTTCTACGAATTCCAAGGTTATCGTGTCTTTGCAAACATGATAAATGAACAATCAGAACTTGGCGAAGAAGCTCATGTCGATGCCTGGATTCATAAGAACTTTGATGACCGACTAATTATCATCGATGAAGCCCATAGCATCCGTAACCCAGAAGAGGGAACTCCTACCAAACTTATCAGCATGGCCCTTGACCGCGTCATCAAGACGGCAAAAAACGTAACTCTTATCCTACTCACCGCCACACCAATGTTTGATAGCTATGATGAAATCATATTTTACTTTAATCTCTTCTTGTGGAATGACCGCAGACAACCAGTAACCACTCAACTACAATCCAGCAAGATATTCAACAAATCTGGAAACTTCCTACCCGGAATGGAAGAAACATTCAGAAGCTGGTGCCAAGATTATGTGTCTTTTATCCGTGGCGATAACCCTTTAACGTTTCCCTTCCGCCTTCCTCCACCATTAGAATTAATTGCTGCTCCTGCTACACGTGACATGAAGAACAGATTCATTCCGGTAAAAGAACGGAGAGATGTCTTGACGCTAACACATTCATACGTTTATGGAATTCAAGCAGAGACATTAAAGGCAACCAAGGAAATAAAATTAGGTTTTGCTGCAGCAGAGTCAATCATCTGCGTATTCCCAGAAAATGCCAGCTTCCGGACAACATTCAAAAAGTCTCAAGATGAAGACTCTCAATACGAATATGACTATAAGTTTCTTGCTCCATCAAAGATAGCAGAACATAGCTCAAAGTTTGCACTCATCGCAAAACTCATCCAAAAATCTAAGGGAGTTATTTTTGTATACTCTAACCTTGTTGAATCTGGGGCACAACTCTTTGCTATGTGTCTCGAAGAACACGGTTATGAAACAGCAATCGGAACACGCCTTCTGAAATCAACAGCTAATGAAGTCGAAAGAGGTTCTATGGGAAAATATATTCTTTTTACATCCGACCTTTCAGAAACTGAACGACGCAAGGCACTGGACAGAGTCAATAACCCGGAAAATAAAGATGGACATGACATTAAAGTCATTATCGCATCTCCTTCCATCTCAGAAGGTGTCGATTTGTCTTTTGTTCGCCAAGTACACGTCATGGAATATTGGTGGAACATGAGTAGAATCGAACAAGTTGTTGGAAGAGGTATCCGAACATGCTCTCATCAAGCACTTGACTTTGAAGACCAAAATTGTACAGTCTACTTACACGTCTGTAAGTTACCAGATTCTGATAGAGAACTTGTAGATGAGTTCTATTACAGAACAATGGTTGAAGCAAAGGCAAAGTCAATCGCAACTGTCAAACACATCATCATGGAATCTGCTATGGATTGCCCACTACAAACGGATATCAATAGCTTACCAATCGAATGGAGAAATCTAAAGATTAGTCAGCGTCGTTCACAAGATGATAGAACAGTTACTTTATCATTAGCAGAAATGGCATCCCCAGTATTTGGTATAACCGATATAGTATGCAAAGTAACCGAATCCAAAGAAGACCCGGAACATGAACGCCCACTTTCTGCATATGTGGATGTTCGTGATGAACTTCTTGATAAATTCATTAAGTTATTCTTGAAGAAACCCATTTGGACACTCAAAGACTTATACAACTCTCCTCAACTCCGAGCATATGATCACGATGTCATACTGTACACTCTACACAATGCAATAGAAACAGGAGTTCAATTCAAAGACAAATCCGGCCGCATTGGATTTCTAGAATCAAAAGGAACCATGTATGCATTCACTCTCGGAGATTTCAACTCTATGCAAAATAGATACATCAAAGAAGACAATGGCAAACAGGTCCTGTTTGACAAACAAGTCGAAGAAAAAAAGATACAATCAACATTAGCAGAGAAACGAAAAAGCTTCAAGTTTAGCCCTGATATCAAATCCAGATTTGAACAAACCGTTTTAGATTGGTATCTACTAGACCATGAACTAACTCACCAAGAACGCATTCAACACATGCTTTCATTAGACTGGACCAAACCACCATTCTATGCCAAGATTCTAAAAGTTGGTGACCTAAAAGTCCTGGGCTCAAAGCAAATATATAATGGAGAGAATGAACACATTACTCCTATCGGCAAACAAGCAGACGACTATTTCACGTGGGTAAAACAACGCATAGACTTATTTCTTGCTTCCCGGACTCAACTATTTGCTATAATGCAGAATGGCAAGATTGCATTCAACATAGATGATAAGGCAGAAGGACTAAATAGAGTAGAACGTTCCAAAGTTATCAAAGGAAAGGCATGCAGCTCATATCTAGAACCAACACTCAATAAATTTGTTGCTTGGCTTGGTTTCCCATTTCCTGACTCGGTAAAAACAAAAACAGACAGATGCCAATTTTTGGCCTTAGCTGTTCGCCAGGCAATAATCGAGGGTCATGAAAACTTAATGTGGTGGACACCCGAAGAATGGGAAATATTCGATGAGGACTCTAACCGCAAAGATATCCTACTAAAACTTAAAACGTGATATAACATCCAGAATTTTATGCAATGTAGCAGTATCACCTGTATCAATCCTCGCAATACACACCTCTTGGGTCCGGCAATTGACGTATACATCTGCTACAAACCCTCGCCTACTAATTTTTCTAGATAGTCCGGTTACCCGAATTTGAGTATGCGTAACTCCGCGAATCACATCTGTTCGAATACCAGTAAAACCATAAAGTACACCAACTAACTCAGTGTTCATTTATTAATTTAAGCATTAAATTGTTACTACTAATTAAAATGTCACTTCCCGAGTCTCCCGCGCCCAACCAGCTTCCTCTTGAATCTGTTACTATCCGCGAACCCCAATTAGTTCCAGACCTTTTGGAACCCACTGTTGACTATCAAGCTCTTGTAAAGATTATCGCGGACCTTGTAGCACAAAAGCCTACAACTCCCGCAGAAGCTCTGAAACTTCTTGGAACGCTTCAAATAAAGATTGCAGAGTGGGTTGTTTCTGACCTTCCCGAGAAAGATAACATTCTTGCCGGGCTAAAGATGACAGAGACCGTCGCCGCAAGTGTAGGATGCCTTCCTTGCCTTCGCAAATAAAAATACTCCCCTTTGAAAACGAACTTACATTCATCATAATAGTAAATAATACAATGGATGAACAAGCGTACAGAACAATGCTTTCTAACACATTTATGGATACCTGGTTGTTAATCGACAGAATCATTGCAACTGCAAAAACAGAAATAAAGTATGAATCATTCACTAAAGAAAATATAGAAAGTCTAATAGATTTGCTTTATAACAGAATTAATCGAATAGTAGCAAAATTTGAACAATTGCTGTTCAATTACAATTACATATATTGCAAACAACTAAAAGTTCCAATAGAAATATTTGGGTATGACGAAAAATTAGACGCCTTGCTATCCTGCAATGTCATATCAAATAACTTAGATATGGAAGCAGTCGACTAGCAAAACGAATTAAATACTCATCACGTTTAATAGTAAACAAGATGGATTCAATGTTTGAACGTCGCGAGCTAACTCGCAAGGTTCATATTCATTCAAAATTTCTGCAAAAAAATATGCTTCCATCCATCCTTACTCAACTTCGGATGAACATGGAAGGCCGCTGCTCATCGGAAGGATACGTCCAACCGGAAAGCATTACAATTCTCAAATACTCGCTTGGGCGTACAAACTTCACCAAAGGAGGCATCGACTATGATGTCAACTTCCAAGCAGATGTATGTCTTCCTCATCCCGGTCAGATTTTTCGGGCAACTGTAAACCTCCGGACAAAGATTGGCATTCATGCTGAAATTTCTCCGCTCAAAATTCTCATTCCTCGCGATTTGCACATCGGAAACCAAGAGTTTGACTCAGTAGAAGGTGGGCAGGAGATTGAGTTTGAAGTTGTAGGACCTCAGTTCAAGCAACAGGATAAAGTCATTATTGTAGTCGGACGTCTTCGTACCGCACTCAAGCCGGCTCCTCTACAGCCACTTCTCCATGCTGTATCAACCGTAGAAATACCCACAATGACATCCAACAGCATGGGTACATCATCAGAAGAAAAGCTTGTAACTATCAATGTGGTAGAAGCTCCCAAGAAGACAAGGAAGTTAAAGAAACCAAGCGTTGTAAATACAAATGAATCGCTCAAAATTGGAATGGATGAAAGAGAAGCTTGATAAACTCGAAACAAACGAACATATTCAGATTTATGAAATTGTCAAGAAATATACAGAAAACATAACCAAAGCCCCAAACGGGATTTTTGTTTCATCCGAACACCTTCCATTGGAATGCCTTCAAGAGATAGAAAGGTATATTCTTTTTTGCGTTGACCAGAAAGCCCGGATGGATGAAGACCTAAAGACCCGAAAAACTTATGAACGCATGGTCGAGTAATTAAGTAAGACTAATAGTTACTGGTATTCCTATCACTCCCATATTTACTGTTCCATTCTCACGATAATGTATCTGAGCACTCAACGTTAGGTCAGATGCCTTCACATCAGCAGGAGCTCCCGTTACAGGAACCAATGATTGCTGTTGTAATCCAGTTAGTTCTGCAGAAGTTAGCGGCTCATCTTCAGGTGTATCTGTAAGTTTCTTTCCGTTCATCAAGACATCATAAGCAATAGAATATGACTTGGAAGGAGGAATATCACCTGTTGCTTGAATTTTGAAGCCTACTTGAATATATTTGCTTACCGGATCAAACTTTGCACTCAGCAAATTTATCTGAGGCTTGAAATTATCGGCAGGTGCTGGCTTTGGTGGAGCAGGACCAGGCGGCTCTGGCCCAGGTTCCGGTCTCCAAGGGTCGGGTCCCCATGGTCCAGGACCCCATCCATCATGTGGCTCCGGTTCTGGATTTGGAAGAGCAGCAGGAGGAGGAGGTGTCTTTGTTGTTGACGGGACGTAGAACTTCATTGCAAGATATCCGCCCAAAATAATGGCTCCAAGAATTGCTACAATAAACAGAAGGGTATACAAACCATCGACGAATCCTCCACCTTTCATTTGTATTACATCAGGTGAAAAATGGACGTGTCAATTTCCAGGTATAAGATAATAGAAATGGATGTCAAATCTATCCATAATTTTATTGACATCGCTAAAAAAGATAAGAAAGCAGAGCTAGAATGTTCTGTTCTTCCCGGCATAATCCAGACCAAGGATACTGCCGACAGAATTTTAAACGCTATCAAAACAGTTTCGTTGGGACCTCCCACTGAAACATCTTTGCTTCGCATCACATACCCAGACAACATTCGCGTAGAAGTTGAAACTCCTCAACAAATCCAGCGTGTATGTTCAACAGCTTCTTTCAAGGGAGTTCCTGTTCTTGTTCAACGCAAGACATACTACCAAGGGGAGAAGAACATTGACCTACCAGACGTTTACTCCCGTGTTCGCCTTCGTCTAGAGGAAACAATCCGCAAAGATTGGGAAGCTTCGCCAAATGACCCCCGGGTAAGCTCTATTCGTCTTCTCAATCGTCGCAGCTTCACATCCATAGATGAATTCTTCCGCATCGACCTTTCAATGGTCAAATCACGCAAGGATAAGAAACACTCTCTCCGAGATGTTCTTCGCGAACAACACATCTATGAACTTGAAATTGAGTTTGTTGACCGCACAACATCTGTCAAATCAGAAGTCGTCACTCAATCTCTACTTAAAATCATCAACACAATCCTGCAGGCATACCAGCAGTCCGAATTCCTTCTGACTCCTACCGACCAGGAACGTTACATCCAGGAGTTCAGAATGTCCAAGCTGGCATTCTACAACCCGGTAACTCTTGAGCGCCGAACCCTCAAGAAGGAACGCCCTCACAACATCTGGAACGACTATACAGTCACAGTCAAAGCAGATGGAGAACGCTTCGGCCTATATGTTGCGAGGGACAAGAAGGTTCTCCGAATCAACAAGCAGAATAAGGTCGTCTGGACAGGTCTGCGCACAATAGATGACTCTTACATTGGAGACTTTGTAGATGGCGAATACATTCCCCAAAAGAACCTCTTCTGCATCTTCGACATCTACCGGTACAAGGGCCGCGACATCCATTCCCTTCCTCTCATGAAAGGTGATGACCCGACACAGTCACGCCTTGGGTGTGCCAGCCTCTTTGCAAAGGATATCAGCACAAAGTTCATCACAGAATCAACAACCAACCCAATCCGCATCGAGACCAAGCTCTTCCTTGCCGGTGATGGAAAGGTCATGGAGGAATCCATTCAGCAACTGCTCAATACTGAATTCGAATACCAAACAGATGGTCTCGTCTTCACTCCTAGGCTTAGCCCAGTAGCTCCCAAGAACGTTCTCAAGGGCAGCACATGGACAACCGTATACAAGTGGAAACCTCCACACCAGAATAGCATTGATTTTCTGCTCAAGCTATCCAATGACCAAACATACGACCCAGTACAGGACACACAGGTCCGTAAGGGTGAACTATACGTCAGCCGGTCATCCTTCGATTCCATTCTGTATCCATGCGAGACTTTGACTGGCGAGTATGTTCCCAAACAACTTCCTTCTGACCTTCAGAAGCTTGCAGATACAAACACTTACATCCCATCACTCTTTCAACCCTCAAATCCTCGTGACCCGGAAGCATATCGCATCCTTGTCCCAGTTGATGATAAGGGTCTTGCTTTTGACGAAGAAGCAAACAGAGTTGATGATAATACCATCATTGAGTGCTCATACAATCTGGAAGAGCAACGGTGGAAGGTCATGCGCACACGGTATGACAAGACATATGAGTACAGAATTCTGAACAAGTATCAGTATGGCAATGACCGGGGTGTTGCTGATAATATCTGGTCTTCTATTCACATTCCAGTGACTGAAGAAATGATATCTAACTTTGCTTCAACCCCAGTAGATGACTCGCAAGAGGATGAGGTCTACTACAAGGAAGAGATGAACCGCAAAGCACGCATCCTACAGCCTTCCTACGAGTTTCACAACAAGGTCAAAGATGGCTTGTATGCAGCAGTAGTCAAAGATGGGTCAACTCTGCTGGAGTTTGGTGTTGGAAAAGCCGGCGACTATCCTAGGTGGAAGCGAACTCGTGTTGGAAAGGTCGTCGGCATTGACCCGGCCACTCGTGGACTGAAGGAGGCCTGTACTCGCTACCTTCAGGATAAAGAAAAGAACCCGTCCGACTATCGTCCTGCTGTACTATTCATTCAAGGTTCTATGACAGAGCCTTTATACGAGCAGGAAAGTCAGAAGTATAAGATTCTATCCGGGGCTGAGAAGGCAACTACCAAGTATCTCGAACAATTTGAAGATATCAAGAAGTTTGACTCTTCCTCTTCTCAGTTCAACATCCACTATGCTTGCGAATCAGAAGAAGTCTTCCGGGCATTCGTAAAGAACATTGACACACATACCAAGGAATCATTCTTTGGAACATGTCTTGATGGTCAGACCGTATACTCCTTGCTGATGGGAAAGCAGACACATATCTTCACAAATGGCAAAGATGTTGGTGGAGAGTTCTCAAAGGAATATGATGACAAGCAGACATGGGTAGAGGAGTTTGGGATGCCTATCAAGGTGTCATTGGAATCATTCGACAAGCCTACTAAGGAATACCTTGTTCCTTTCGGAAAGGTTACTGAGATTATGAAGGAGCATGGATTCGACCTGAAGGAGTCTGATATGTTCTCCGAACTCTATACCCGCCAGACCAAATTCACACTGACACCTGAGCAGCAGACATACTCGTTCTTAAACCGGACATTTGTGTTTGTTCGTGGTGACAAGCCCAAACCTCTTGAGCCAGAACCCAATGATGAAGCTCCTGCACCTGTCCCTGAAAAGAAGACACGGAAGCTGAAGAAAGGTGGAGCTGAAAGTACAGGAGAGAAGCCAGTGCTGTTCAGTCAGCCCGGAGAGGATAAGGGAGAGTTCAGAACGTTCTCCAACCAAGCAGAATATCCTATCCAGATTTCAGATGTCCGGTACCCATCTGTAGAACATTACTTCCAAGCACAGAAGGCTAAGGAGTTTGGTGATGAGGAAACATATAAGAAGATGTTGGATACTCCTTCCGGAAAAGCTGTGAAGGCTCTCGGAAAGAAGGTAACAAACTTCCACAAAGAGGTATGGGATGCAAAACGTCTTGAAATCATGATGCGTGGAGTAAAAGCTAAGTTTGTCCAGCATCCAGAATTACAGAAGCAATTGCTGGAGACAGGTGATAGGCAGATTGGTGAAGCTGATGCTCGCAGTTCCTTCTGGGGCATAGGAACATCGGAGAATACAGATAAGTCAGCTGACCCGACTAAGTGGAAGGGTCAAAACCGGCTTGGAAAGATTCTTATGGCTCTGAGAGATGAGTTTAAGAGTTATTAAAAGTAAACCCAGGAGGCAATATATATTGTAATACAAATGGAACTAATATAACCCCATCTATTTTAATTTCTGTAGAAACATCAATATCAACCCAGGTCAGAACTAATTTAAGCACCGTATGTGTACTTAGACTTACTAAATATTGTAGTTTAATGTCTTGATTACCAAGAGAAGAAAAGTCAAATGCCTTAAATTTTTTATCCAAATCTGCAATATCATAAATAACACTTTTAGAAGAACCACTGTCATCACCGGTGTCTTCCCCATCAATACTACTTATTAACTCAATTCTTAAATAACCCGATGTCATTGCAGAACCGTAATTTGAATTTATGCTCCACCACGCACTAAACTGAAAAGCATTGCCAGTGAAATCACTCACAATATCTAGTACAGATGTTGGAAATGTTCTAATTGTTGGAAGTAACTCCGATATGTCAAATGTCGTTGTTCCGGAACCTACTACTAGTGTAGCAGTGAGTTTAGTACTTAGAAACTGCTGAATAAGTGTATATGCGTCAATCCCGGATGATGACCCTAATTGCTGGCTATATGATACTTCAGACGTAGTAGGATTATAGTTCATTACATATGGTGAACTTGCATTACGAATAGGAGACACATAAAATGACCCGGACTGACCAGGCCCAGCAATACCAGCATCTGAGGCATTTAGAATGATACTATTATCTGCTTGATTCACTGTACCAGCTCCAGTACCAATCGCAACAGCATTTCTACCCTGTCCAGAATATCCGGCTTTGACTCCAATAGCAACTGCTCCTGGTCCTTGATTCTCGTACCCAGCTTGAATTCCCATAGCAATTCCAGCACTACCCTGATTTTGAAATCCAGCTTGACGTCCTAATGCAACTGCATAAGAACCTTGAGTAACACTGCCAGCCTCGCCACCCACTGCTACAGTTCCTGTTACACCAGAACTGGATTGGTAACCAATTGAAATAGGAGTTGTTCCTGCAGCATAATTAACTAGATTTGAACTCGGAAAGAACCCGGGAAGGCTCTGCCATGAACTCATTCCATCGCCTATTTTTAATGCACCTGATACTACATCAAATCCCGGTTCGCCTTGTGCCAATGGTCTGGTAGATTGTACCCATTCATTGGTAGTACCTCTGCGAAATTTTAGGGTGACTATTTCGGCCATCTTTATTGATACTTAAGGTTTTCCTCCGTCATAAATGAATGCACCAGAGTTTCCGTCAATGATTCTTATTCCGGATGCAAAAGCCGTACCACCATCAAGAATTCTAATCAGCATAGGTATATTCACATATTGTATCAGAGAACAAACAGGTTTCTGATGCCCAACACCTGGGCGATAAATTATCGGAGGAGCCTTCTTAACAGCAGGACTCATTCCAACCCCCAGTCCCGACCGAAATGCATTTCCACGAATTGCTTGAACGTTACTTACTGGAATCGGGCCGTTGCACGTTCTGACTGGACGACGCCACATTCTTATAATATTCCTCATAAGAAAGTGTAGGAGGTGCGGGCTGATTCTTAATTACCGGGTCAACATACTTATTGAACAACTTCTGACCAACAATAATTGATGCCTCGTCTTCTGTCATCTCTCCCTTTTCTATCTTACGTTTCAGCTGAAGCATATCAAAAAAGGTATGGTCAAGCTTGCCATTCATGTGCATGTTAAAGACAGTTGGGAAGTCATCAAACAGCTTCTTATTGTCTGACTTCATCTTCTCAGCCCACAGCGTAGGGTTGCTTTCCTTGATATTGCGATACTTGCGGAAAGACTCATCCATATCACGAACCATCGCTTGAATCTGAATTGCGCTCAAGGTTGTCATTTCTCTTATTTCTCAGGGATACATTAAGATGGCTAATTCAGCGCCAATGACAGTTCACCAAAGCGGAATGCGAGTTGCTACAGGAATTCCTACTGAATTTAAGGGTACGCCTTCCAATGTTCCCGGAGGATTACTCAATGCCGCCGCGGCGAAGACAGCTGCTGCAATTGCACAGCAAGCAGGTGATGCCAAGGCTGCCGGCGTAAGAATGCGTGGTGGAGGAACAGTAATCAATGTTCCACCCGCTCCCGAAGGTGGTTCTATTCCCGGAGTATCTTTTGCTGCAAATCATGCAAATCTAATAGGAATTGCAAATCAACTCAAAGCAGGGGCTGTATACGACAACCTTGCTGGTAGTCAACCATACAAGGTTGGCGGGAAACGTAGACGTCTAGCCGTTGACAGAAAACCAATGAATGAAGAGCCGGCTATTGGGGCTAGACGAAAACATAGAAGTAAGACAAAGAAACATGTCAGACGCCGTAACCATCGGAGTAGCAACAGGCACCGCCGCAAGCTTCTTCGTTCTTCTCGCAGGACTCGGCGTAGCAAGCGTACGAGATAAACTACCAAGCGGAGAGCCAGGAGATTTTGCATATAAATACTTCACATATGGAAATGCTCTCTTCTGGTGGATGGTAGTTTTAACCGGTCTTGTGATTGGTATCTTCGTGTATGTAAAGATTCTATCAGACTACTTTCTTAGATTACCAAAGCAATCAACTGCTACCGCTACAGTATCGTGAGATATCAAAGTAAAAATCATCCTTTCCACGACATACAATCTTCTTATTCTTTTTGCTCAGCAGAAGGTTGAAATCTGTTTCATTGTTGTACAGGTAGATTTCAACGGGTAACTTCATAAACCTTTCTGCCTTTGTCTTGAAAAATGCGTGCAAATCCTCTACAACCTCATCTGGAACCGGTTGATGAGTACGTTTCCGGATTCGTTCTAATGCAGTTGGTAATGTTGTATATACTATCGCAATTACAATCCTGTAATGTTTTGCTTTCATTCTTGCTATCAAATCACCTACTATCTTGTTACCTCCACACGTTGCTGTGTAGTAAAAACTGCGTCCAGTGTCTATTGTATGTTTAACTAATTCAAGAGCTGCTTTAGACCGTTCTTCGTGGGTTTCTTCTTTGCCTTCATCTGGGTCAATGCCGATAAGTTCTTGTACACGAATTCCGGCATTCTTGAGCATCTTATTTACGTTTGATGTCTTACCGACTCCCGATGGTCCACATATAAGTAATCCTATCATCCCTTTACTTTAGGTAGTGAATTTGCTAGAAGAAGGTTCAATTCCTGAATAAACTGTAAACAATCCGGATGTGTTGTAATTCCTGTCAGGATAATCTTACCGGTTCTGAATATCTTTGCAGTCCACTTTGATGGCATGAACTGAATCTTGACGCCGGGATAGACATCCGGATTATATGACGTCACAATTCCTTCGTGACCCCGAATAGCATTGTACAATGCCTCTCGAGCTACTGTTGTCTTTGGGTTGAGCTCAGTCGTATAGTTCATCAATACAACACGACGCTGAAGAACTTCCCAATTCTCAGGCGGGTCTGTAAGACAGTCGCGACACTCATCCCAAATTGTCTTGAGAAGAATTGCAATGCACGACTTATCGTAACTATCATCCAAAACGCCGGTCATATGAAATACGCCGTTCTGGAAAATCTTAATCGTAATTTCCTTCATTGGAACGGTTCCATTGCCGTTGTTCATCATCACAATAGTGATTGAATTATGACCAAATCCAGTTGTACTTGCCTTCTCATTCTTTTTAGAGCGACGATGAATCTTATCACGAGAACTCTCACCCCTGCGTAGAACTCCCCGTTTTTCTACCTTGATAATCCCATCATTTAGTGGCAGACGTTCTAGAAGAGCATCCGTTTTAAGCTTGAGATTCAGTGTGTACAACACTACCATCGTTGATAACTTTGGCGTGTCCATCTTTGCTATTCTTGACATACAGAGTATCAATTTCGTTTTTCCACGAGTGAGGGATACTTTCTATATGAAAAGTTATCATATGAACTTCAAACTTACGAATAGCATTACGAATCCGGGCTTCATGCTTGGGGTCCAACATCCAACCAACATCTAGATAACCAAAAAACAATATACATGATTTGTGGTGTTGAACGATGTTGTCACATTCATCTGCTAAGCGGTCTGTTGGAATTTTTGACATGTCTATGGTAACCTTCTGACGCAACTCTTCGAACGAGTGGTCATATAGGTAGACATGAAGCATTTTCTTTAACTAAGTTATTACTGTTAAGCTGTTGCTTTTCATCTAAAATGATTACCGCGCAAAACACGCACACCAACCATGTGGCGATAAGTAATCCAATAAATATCGGTGATTCTGTAACCGATAGTGCAATTAGCCAATAAAAGTTGAAGTAGGTCGCACATATAGCAATAATACGAACATTAGATACATTAAACATTAAGTAATCCAAATAGTTTTAGTAAGAGTTTTATTCCGTTTTCCGACTTATTCTTGTCGATTAGACAAAGAAAAATTGCCCGAAGGCGTATTACTTACGGCAGCAGCAACAGCTGCAAAATACCGAAATGATGATGTGAAGCACGACTGCCAGGAAGATTCCTGTGGCAATTGCCTTGTACATGTCCAAGTCAGACATGCAATTTACCATGGTGAATTGCCGTGAGAATGAGACTGTGCAGTAGCCGGGTCCATCGTATGCCGATACTCGAGAGAACGCCTTTGCGAACTTCTCGACTACGTTGTCGGGGTACTGAGATGCGAGCTGCTCCATTTTATAATGATATCAAATCTGGAAACGTGCTAATCCGTTTTTCTGGCAAAAGGACAAGTTTTAGACCTTATAGTGATTTGGGTCGTTAATCTTTTTCTGAGCCGGAGCACCACGAGGAGGAACTCTGGGATGAGGATACGGCATACGAGTTCGCCCACCCCATCCACGGTGTGTGATTGTTCCCTTCTGAACAACTGAAACTCCTCCAACCTTATCTGCGCGAACACCTCCTCTGGTCTGTCCACCAACCTGAGGCCCAGTTGGACTTGTAACAAATGCTCCATGTACCCGGTTTGGCCCAGAACCAATAGAGTTATTCGGTGGCGCCGAGTACGAGTTAAAAGGAACATCCGCCTTCGGATTTTGTAGACCGATTCCAGTTGCATCAAGTGCAATACTCTTGGCAACACCAGAAGTGTTTGTTGTCGTACAAAAAATTGGGTTCTGTACATTCTGGCGGCCACCAGCAGTCTGCGTAGTAACAGGCTGAGGGGCAGTTCCAGACTTGTGGAACTTAACATCCGGGATTGTATCCACAAAGTGTGACTTTGTAAGAGGATGGAATGTTTGGGTGCACTGTCCAACCTGGTTTGGAAGACCATTCTGCGAAGTATAACCCATGTTCAACCCTGCAGTATTACCGTCTGAGTTACCATACTGGTCAACAACTTGAGAAGCAGGTGCACGCGTAAGACATCCTCCCGAAGCAGATGTAGTAACTGTATGAATACGTCTCGTTCCATTTGCAGCTCTGAATGTATCCCGCCCAATGGCATGAGCTCCTCGAGATAATGTAAAACTAGAAGCATCTTGTACTCTGCCTCCAAACCCGGTTCCAGGATACCCCATCACCTGAGGACTAAAAAGTCTTGGAGCAATCCCTAAATCCTGTGAGTTGTTGATAACGTGGTCAGTACGACGGTTGATTAAAGTAGATTCGAGCTTCTTACGCCATGTATATGATGAGGCATCGGGCAATCTCATCTGCGTATCAATTACTTTTGGAGTATTTATTACCATACGTTTGAGATAATCCGTGTATGACATCTTATTATACTTTCAATATAAAATCTACGAGGAAGAATAAAATGAGCATCAATATTGAATCTGGTTCTTTTACCGACTTAAAGGATTATACAGTTCTAGGCAACACTGGAATTACTTCAGTAGCGGCCACAGTTATTGGGAATGGCTATTACGGGACTCCTAGTGTAGATGTAAGTACTGTGACTGAACTATCTGGTTTTGCTACCCCATCTGTTCCGGGTAATCCTTACGGACCATATGGAACTGGACAGGGAATCCTGGCGGAAGAGAAGGCTGTTAGTGCCCAAATTCAACTAGGAGATTTGGCTAATAACGTAGACGTCGCTATTGCTGGGCTATCAACAATCAGAACTGACTTTACACCAACAGGTAGCACTGTTACTCTTCTTCCATTTGTAGAAAATCGATTTCCGGCAAATACTGCACTTTCAGGAGTGAATATAGTTTTCGATGCCGGCATGTCTGGTGCTGGTGCATTTTTTTTCATGACATGTGCCGGCACAACAATGAATCTCGAGAATATCTCAAACATCGACATATTAAACGGTGGTACCAGTAACAACATTTTTTGGATATCAACTGGTACCGGTGGTACAATCACATTTACCGGAACGTCTCCCACAAATACTATCCAAGACCCGGTACCTGGTATTTTTATTGCAAGAACCAAGATAACATTTGAAAATCCTATAAATATTGGTGGTCGTGTGTTTGTTCGAGAAGGAGATATACAGTTTAATGGTGGTACAACTGTCGGCTCACACGTAGATGCATTGCCATACACATCAGTTTTTACGTTACTTTCAAATGCCGGAATAACTAAGACTGGAGCGTCTCCCATTACGGTAAATGTAGTATCCGGGTTCTATGGAGATGCAAATGATGGTGGTCTAAATACTGTCACTTTCTCAGGTGGAGGCACCCTACACAATAATGACACAGAAACAGCAATTGCTAAGGCTGCAATAATTACTTACGGTAAATTAATAGACTCAATTAATTTAGCTCCTACTGTAGACACACTAGGCTCATTATATGGAGCTACTACATTAACAATAAATCCCGGAAAGAGTGTTTCACCATCTACTATAAATTTTATAGGAACAACTATCATTTTTGATGCAGATAGCAATCCTGATGCACAGTTTATGGTTGTTAGCACTAGTGGTTATATGACTTTTAATTCGGATACACAAATCGTCTTGAGAAATGGAGCAAAAAATACCAACATATTCTGGTTGTCAGAACTTGGATTTGTATTTCACTTAGTATCATATACAATCTATGGAATATTCTTAGCTAATAATGGACCAGTAGGATTTAATACTACACCTGTAACTGTACATGGGCGCGTATATTCAGGAGATACGATATATTTTGATGCAGACTTATCAGAGTTTGACCCAGCAGAAAGAAGTGCACCGTTACTCGGAGACCTATGCTTTCTTGGAAATACACTGATTAATACCGACCAAGGTATTCTCCCAGTTTCCCTCATTCGACCCGGTATTCACACAATTGATGGACAGCGCATTATCGCAGTAACAGAAACACTACAGGAAACAGACGACCACCTTGTCTGCTTTGAAAAAGATTCACTGGGTCCCGACTGTCCTAATGCCCAAACAATGATGAGCCCAAATCATGCAGTTTTTTACAACGAAAAACTAGTTCGTGCATATGACCTAGTAAAAGACCCGGAACTATCTGGTGAAGATAAGGTCCACAAGGTTCCATATGCTGGTGAACTATTATACAATATCCTCATGGACACCTACACCACTGTAACTGCCAATAACATGGTATGTGAGACACTTGACCCTGACCACCATATCGCTAAGCTATATAAGGTCAACATGCGTAAGCATATGGCGACGACAGCAAGTGCGTACTAGTCCCAGCTCATCTAGAGCCTTACCTTCTGCCGTCTTGGTAGTTGTCTGGGTCAGGTATTGCATCTCATCGTTTGCCGGACGACCATCCTTCTTCTTTAGCTCCTCCACCCTTTTCAGGTAAGTAAGCCACTTGCCAGCAAGAACATTGTTACACGAGACACAACGAATAGGAATAATCATTTCTACTCTTTGTTCTATAGCATTGTCTATATCCATTTTCTACGCAACATACAAGAATGAACAAGAAAGATTTAGGAGGTGCACTCGTCCTTATTGGCATCTTTGCCGTCATGCTCGCGACACAATCCCAATCTCCCGGAGCCCTAGAAGGTCTTCTGTTTCTTGGCAGACCTCTCTCAACCGCCTTAATCCTTGGTGGCGTTGTTTTGATGTATTGCTATAAGTACCATGCCTCTGCGCTTGTAGCAGGACTGCTTTCAGTCTATCTGCTAAAAACTATCTGGACAACTTGGCCTAGGTCTGATGCTCGTCGGCTCCACTTAGAAGTTGGTCGCGACCAAGCCCGGTTTGACCCTGCAAACAGCATCGACCTTCAGTTTGGTAATGGTACAGCAAGTCATGACCTCCCTGTACTTCTTGTACAACCTCAGTTTCCAGAATTGTTAGTATTTCCTCCGTCTTCTGAAACGCAACGTGAAATGAATGGGGAGTAATTACCAAATTACAGAAAGTTCCATTGTGCTCCAATACTCAGATATACCGTTTGGTAGACGGCGATGAATAATGAAAGGTAACTTCTGCTCCAAAATTTCCTTCTTAGCAAGATTTACCGGGAAGTCAGGTGCTGATGCTACCAACCCTTCTAGACTTACCAAAGGCTTAGCTCCCTCTGCTAGTTGCTGTGCACGAGTTCCTAGCAGAGCTGTATATTCATATTTAGAATAGTATGGCAGCGTAACACGCTTTCCCTTCTGTGACTCCTCGACTGACTGACGAGTGACAGATAGAACTTCAGGATGCAATAGCTTTGATGATTCACGAAGTTCGTCCATTTGTAGTATCTATCTAGAATGTATGTAAATATCCGTTTTCTTGGAACAAACATCCTATAAGAAATGGTTGAGCTTCTCGAAGTCTTTGGCAATGACTTGACTGTTGTTAATGCTGCCCGTGTATCCTTTGCTAAGGAATCTCATGAGATGAGCCTTGGCGATGAAAAGCTAATCAAATACCTTGCCAAGCATAACCATAACTCCCCATTCTTTCATCCTCAAATCCGGTTTCGTCTCAAGATGCCAATCTTTGTTGCTCGTGAATGGTTTCGCCACCAGATTGGCTTTGCTCGTAATGAAGTTTCACGCAGATATGTTGATACACCCCCAGAGTGTTGGATTCCATCAACAGATGACCTTCGTCAACGTGATAAGAACCTCAAGCAAGGAAGTAAGGATGTTCCAGTAGAGGGTTCTGAATACCTACACATGATTATCAAAAATCATACTGATGGATGTGTGAGTCTGTATAATCATCTGCTGTCACAGAACGTAGCACCAGAGATTGCGCGCTGTGTTCTACCGCAGAGTATGATGACTGAATTCATTGAAACAGGAAGTCTGGCTGCATATGCCCGGCTATACGGTCTTCGTAATGACCCTCACGCACAAAAGGAGATTCGTGAGTATGCTAAAAAGATTGGGTCACTTCTGGAAGAGAAGTTTCCCGTATCATGGAAGGCTCTTACACAGCTCGAGCATTCTGCTTCCACGTAGTGTCGCAATTTGCACATTGATACATCCAGACGAGGTCCTTGGCGTCCATCTTGACACCAACGACATCAGCCTTTTTCCCATGCTTTGAAGGACAATCTTTTGTGGGACAGACAATCTCAGTAAACCTGGGAAGTGTCGGGTCAAACTTCAGATATGGGTTCAGCGCAAGACGGTTAGACTTATCTTCACGCAGAATGTGCTCGTACACTACCGGGTTGTCACGAGATAGAGCTTCCGTATACTCACACTTGCGACAAGAGAGAACTGCAAACTTAGTTCCCTCATCATTGGTAGATTCATCAATTGCATATAGCATGTTGCGACATACTGGGCAGAACTTCATCTTTGTTAGTTATCTGTTATCTTTATGTAGATTCGTTTTAGACCAAGCTAAAAATTCCCTTTTGGGGTATGCTCATTGGTATGGAAGCCGCTTGATTGCCTCAATTGCAGCCCGCCTAATGCCATAGATGTGCTTGAGAAGGGCCTGGTAACTGCTTGTCGCCTCGGTCGCCTCCTCTTTCGCACGCAGCAGCTCTCCTTGGAGACGGTAAGTCTCACCCTGAAGAAAAGCTACCTGCTGGGTCAGCCCACAGTTTGCACTGTAGTACATGGCAAGTTGCTGCTTAAGCATAGCGTTCTCGGCTTCTGCCATTGCGAATGGTGTAAAAGACACTTTCTATATAAAATAATTCCATTTTTGCTGCGTTAAAAATGGATACAGTTGATGCTTATTATAAGAATACTAAACATGGATGCCATTAGCTTATTTTCAGGAGCTGGTGGTGATTCACTTGGGATGAAAAATGCCGGCTTAAATGTTATAGCATTTTCTGAGTTCAATAAAGATGCTATTCAAACGCATCTAGCAGCATTTTCAGACTCGGTGTGGCTTGGTTCAAAGGTGAAAGGCGATATCACCAAAATTCTAGATGCTGAGTTTGAACCATATCGCGGAAAAATTAAGGTAATATTTGCTGGGTTTCCTTGTCAAGGATTTTCAAATGCGGGTAAAAAAGATGAAAATGACCCACGAAATAAGATGTTCTATCAGTTTCTTCGTTGTGTAAATATCATTCAGCCGGATTGGGTTATGGGTGAAAATGTTGCTGGACTTCTGACTCGAAAGACAGATGATGGAAAAACAAAGGTTATTGACGTTATTAAGACAGAATTTGCGAACATCGGATATTCCTTGTCATGTAAAGTCTACGACGTATCAACAGCAGGAGTATCTCAATCAAGAAAGCGTCTGTTTATGATTGGAAACAAGTTAGGTATTCCATTTGAAATGCCTAGTTTTACTCTTCCAAAGCAGGGTATCAGGCATTATATAGTTCCATCATTAGAGGGTGCTATTGAAACCTCATTAACTCCTCCCCCTGAATGCGTTTTCCAGATTCCGGAATTAATTCCAACCGGAACACCGCACCCATACCTAGTTCTCAAACATCCAGAGCTTATCTCATTTGGAAAGCGCATTTCTGCTCATCACTCAGAAGTTCTAGATTTGAATAAACCATGTAAGACTGTTATCTGCGCGTACACCTTTCAACCAAGACTGTACGTCTGCCTAGTTACTCCTTCTGGTAAAAAATTTATTCGATGCCTACTTACATCAGAATTAGCACAGATTCAGGGATTTCCCGGAAATCATCCCTTCAAAGGAAATATGAACTCAATAATCAAGCAGATTGGTAACGCAGTTCCAGCAAAAATTATTGAGTTGCTTACTGAATCTATTCTAGAAACTGAAGAAGCGAGTTAAATCGTTCTTCTGTAAATCCTGGAGTAAACTGCTTACACGAATACTGATTCGCAAGACGATTATAAATCTTAAGGAACTTGGTATTTTTTGTTTCCTTATTCATCTTCTTTATCGTTTCGCGAATATGATTCCATGCTAAGTTATCACACTCTTCGTATGATTCATGGCCTAGACCAATGTATACTTTATTTATTTTTTTTGTCTTATAACTGATTACATACACAACATCTTTCTCAAACCAACCATCATTCCAGTAGAATGATTCACCCTTACCACTTTTTAGGTCAAACCGTATCGGCTTTGCATCTTCGAAAAGAACAAAGTCGATTTTACTTTGTGACCCATTTAACTGATATTTATAGAATAACCCTTTGTCCGGAGTCTCAGTATTTTTAATAAACTTAAACCCAAGCTTTTCTGCTTCCACAGCAAAGCTAGCTTCTTGGTCAGTAGGTGCGTTGCCATACCCCTTTTTAAGAGACAAATCACCTTGCCGGTGAAGAAACTTAATCATATCCGGGTAATCCCCGAGAAGAAGAGAAGGTGAATCTTTTAGTGTCTGTAGAAGAAGGGTAGTCATTTTTATTAAGAATAATTACAAGGCAATATAAAATTCCATTTTTGCTGCGTTAAAAACGGACGTCCCTGGAACTAATTGTCTCAACCTCAAATACGAATGGCTGACCGGATGACTCTACGTGAGTTTCTTGCTGCAAACAAGTCCGATAGCGTATTCACGCATACCGGCCTAAAGGGCGGGAAGTTCTTCATCAAAGATGAGGACCTCGACCGGTTTTATGACCTATATACTGAGTCCATTCTAGACGGTGACCATGTTCACCTAGTAGAGAAGAATACTCAAATTGGCTCCCTTCGAGTCGACTTTGACTTCATCTACAAGCCTGATATCACAACCCACCAACACACTCGTGACCAAGTTGTGAACTTCTGCAAAGCATATATGGATGCTATTGGAGAATACGTTCAACTTCCCCCAAAGGTTGAAGTCTATGTGATGGAGAAGCGCAAGCCCACACTCGACGTGAAGGGCAACCGCATGAAATCCGGAATCCATATGGTAGTTCCCGGTGTCTGTACAACTTCTATGGTCGAGCAATCCGTTCGCCGTAATCTGTTGAAGACAGTCGCTTCATTCTTCCCTGACCTGCCTCTCACCGAGACATGGGACAAGGTATATGATGAGGCCGTTGTCAAGCGCTCCGTTAACTGGATGCTTTATGGCTCACGCAAAGGTGATGACAACTCTCGCCCATATGAGACCAAGTACATTGTAAACTACGAGGCTGGCAAGGTATCTGTTAACACAACTGTCCCTGCTGTGACTTCTGCTTTGATTCGTAAGCTCTCTATTCGCCGTCAGGAGGAAGATGAGACGCCTATGACTGAGAAGGGTAAGGCAACTTATTCCGGTATCCCAGAGGTTCGCATCTCTGGTGGCCGGGCAATGACTCCTGCTCGTGGACGCCCAGCTGTTCGCGGTGAGAAGCCCAGCTCTCGTGGCTCTTCTCCTGCTGGACGCATTGTACGACCTCTTGAAGCAGAGGAGAAGGACTTCCTCAAGGACCACGTCATGAATCTCAAACTTGAGCGTGCAACTGGTTACAATGAGTGGCTTCAAGTTGGTCTATGCCTCCACAACATCCATCCCGACCTGCTTGATGTCTTTCTAGACTTCAGCGCTCAGTACGAGGACAAGTTCAATGAGGCAGACTGTATCCAGAAGTGGAATGGTATGACTTTCCGCAATGATGGTGACCGTGTAGGACTTGGAACTCTCCGGTTCTGGTCTCGCACTGACAACTTTGATGGATATGTTGAGATTGAATCCAGAAACGTAGAACGTCTTATTGTCACTGCTTGCTCCGGCACAGAGCATGATGTAGCATCTCTTATCTATGCTAAGTTTCGTGATTCTTATAAGTGCGCTGACTTCGGTAAGAATGTCTGGTATCGCTGGTCCGGACATATCTGGGCAGAGACCGATTGCGGCATTGACCTTCAGCTAAAGCTTTCCAAGGAGATTGCTCAGGAGTTCTTCAAGCGTGCAAACCGCATGGGACTTGAACTAGAAGGAAAGAGCTGTACCACAGAAGGCAAGGGAGATTGTGGTGTCTGCGAATACTGCCAGCGCGAGAATCAGCGCACTAGCTTCATGAAGATGTATACCAAGCTCAAGACAACTACATTCAAGAACAATGTCATGAAGGAATGCCGCGAGCTGTTCTTTGACCAGCAGTTTGCCAAGAAGGTTGACTCTAACAAGGACCTAATTGCATTCAACAATGGCGTTCTGGACATGACAGATACATCCAAGTTTGTATTCCGCAATGGTCTGCCAGAGGATTACATTTCATTCAGCACTGAGATTGATTACGACCCGGAACGCAACTATTATGATTACCCTGAGTGGCCTGCTATTCAGGCATTCATCAATCAGGTTCTTCCGGACCCAGAGGTTCGTATGTATTTCATGCGCCACCTGGCAACCTGTCTCATGGGCGGCAACAAGGCTCAGAAGTTTCACATTCTGACCGGTTCTGGTTCTAACGGCAAGTCTATGCTTATGAATCTGGTGTCCAAGGCGTTGGGTGATTATGCAGCTGTTGTACCAATCTCACTCTTCACTCAGAAGCGTGGTAAGTCTGGTGCTGCAGCTCCAGAGGTTATCCGTCTCAAGGGCAGACGCTTCGTAACTATGCAGGAGCCTGATGAGAAGATTGCCCTGAATACTGGTCTGATGAAGGAGATTTCATCATGCGAGAAGATGTATGCCCGTGACCTATTCAAGTCTGGTTGCGAGTTCGAGGTTCAGGCTAAGTTTCATCTAGCCTGTAATGAGAAGCCTGAAATTAACACAACGGATGGCGGTACTTGGCGTCGTCTAGTTGTTGTGAACTACACTTCTAAATTCGTAGACAAGCCTTGTGAGCCCCACCACTATCCTATTGATGAAACGATTCAGCATTCTGTAACATCAATGGCTTGGGCAACGCCGTTCCTGAACTTCCTTGTTACAACTCTCAAGGAGGGTAATGGGTTTCACAAGCTGCCAACTCCTGGGAAGGTTCTGGAGTACACGTCCGAGTATCGCAACGACACGGATGGTATTGCCCGGTTTCTCTCAGAGAAGACGGAGGAGTTCAAGGCTGGTGATGAGGTACGTGCAGTCATGAAGCCAGTGCTACAGTCAGTATTCAAGCAGTGGAAGCTGTCTAATGAGAATCTATCGTTATCTGTGTCTGACTTGGTCAAGCGAGTCACAGAGAAGTATGGGAAGTATCCTGCTGGGGGTTGGACGAATTTCAGAATGGTAGATTAGTGCTTGCGAGTTTTGCGGTGCTTACGGGTACGTCTGCGACGACCACCTAGAGGAACTGCAGCGGGCGCCAATCCGGCAGGGGCTGAAGGAGCCCCAGGCGCTACACCAAGAGCAGCTGCTTGCTGAGTAGGAGTACCAAGTGTAGCATCAACGGCTGGTGCTGCCTCAGCCGCTACAGCCGCAGGAGCTGACCATGGAGAACCATCCCAGCGCGTGAAAGGAAACATACCTCCCCGCATGCGGCGACGTCTAGAATGCTTTTTAGTTTTCTTATGATGACGAGCCATTTACTTTATCCAAAAGATTTTTAACGACGACCAGCTACAGGAACGTATTCCTTTACATATGGGAGCGTGACATATACAACTCCGAGAGCAATAAACAGATTCAACGTCTGAACAATTACATCGCCGATGTTAAATTTCATAGTACCGGCTTGTATAACTAGCTTTGAAACACCAGCTTCTTCTGTTGCAACTGGTGACAGCAGAGGTAACACTAAGTCCCGCGTTAGAGCGTTAAAAAAGTTACTCAGCAATATTCCTACGTGAATCGCCAAAGCAAAGACCAGTACCTGATTCTCAACGCTTGCCATTTAGTTCTTTTCACACAAAAGAATAATGGATGTCTCATTTTGGGGACCGTCAGGATGGCAATTACTTCATTTAATAGCTGAAGAAGGCGGAAAAGACGCCGAAAGAACCCTATTTTTAATGCCACTTGTTTTGCCGTGTAAATATTGCCGTAAATCTGCAATACGATTCAGAAAGCAAGATCCGCCAACAGGTGATCTACAAAAGTGGTTGTTCTATTTTCATGAAAAAGTCAATAGAAAACTTAGAAAACAACACGAGGATGATCCAAAGTGTCCACTGCCGGCTCCAACTCCTCACCTTGATCATGTACGATCAACATATGATGCCATATTAAGGTCAGAACCAAAAGAAATACCTGGACGAGATTTCTTATATAGTATAGCATACAATTATGACGTAAAGGAACAGCATGATGTTCATTATATGTTCTGGCAGTCACTGATCAAATCATTTCCATTTGAAGAATATCGCAGCAAACTATCCATGCCTAACCTAGATAACAACTTAACATATCTGGAATCAGTTCATTCGATGTTCTCTAAGATGAAAACACAGAAATCTCTTCAGTCAATTACTCAACAACTCGCATACTATAAATCAGGATGTACCAAGAAGACATACAAAGGAAAAACATGTAAAAAAGTTGGGACCGGGTATACTAAGAATCGAGATAGAAAACGAACATATCGCTTAACACATTCAAGGCTTCTTTAGTCGTTTCTCCTGAAGCTCCTGAACTAACCGGACATGCTTCTGGGAGTATTTGCCATCCTTTCCCCGACCTTTCTCCTTCTGGTCTTTCTTGCTTTCCTTGCGAGGTTTAGGTGGGTCCATTTTTAAACTCTAAATAAGAATTTAGATTGAATCCGTTTTAATACTTTAAATGACATGTCCCATATGCTATGAAAATATGGATATGAAGGAGTATGATGATGCAGCAGAAGGAACGGACACCTGCCATAAGCTTGAATGTGGCCATGCATTCCATACAAAGTGTATTATTCTTGTTCTTACCAAAACACGTCATGCTTGTCCAAGCTGTAACAAGAACAAGCCCCCGGAAAAGCAACTGGAAATTGAGGGTCTAATACGGACAACTCTTTTAGCTGTAAAGCGAGACCCCAGAGTTAAAGCTGTAAGAGAAGAATTTGAGACAGGCAAAGAAGAATATAAACAAGTATTACGTCAACTTCAAGAAGAATCCAGAGAGTGGATTACAAAAAGAGCAGAAGAGCTAAACATAAAAGAATACCGGTCATACTATTACAGTTCTGCAAGTGCAGTAATGGTTACAGCACGTAAAGTAGCAAGAGAGATGGGTCCCAAGTTTATCGCAGCAATCAATTCAGATAGAAGACCAAATAATCGATGGGGTGCAAGTATTTCTAAAAGGACTATTTTTGGAGTAAATCCCCCGGGATACCGCGATTGGAAATTAACTCACCCGCGTGTTTGGGTTCGTATTTAAATTCATATTGTTTACAAATGAACTGGCTTTTACCAATTGTAATAGGAACAACTGCATTATGTTATGTGCATTCTTTCAATCACATAATGAAGTTATACAAAGAATCTGATTATACCCTAACCTGGAGTGAACTATTTGAAAAATTGCCCGAAGGCGTTTATTCTTGCACTACCCAGTGATGGATAATACCAGAATATTTGGTATTCAGTTTTTCTGTTATTTCTATTGCTTCTACCTCAGTAAAGAGGAACATTCCGCCGGTTTCAAAGCCTGTTAGAAGAGAACGCCATGCAACACGGAATAAACTGCCCATCTTGTTAATAATATTGAAATTGCTGGACAATATTTCCGTTTTTAATAAAAAAAAATGGCCCGAAGGCGTATTAGTATGCGCTCATCATTCTTAGCCAGCGCTCAGCCTTATCTATCTTCGTGATTAGCGCCTTAATCTTGTTGGCCCGCATAGCCTTGGACTTGTGAATGTCATTCTTAGCAATCTTCGCCTCGTAGGCGGAGAGCTTGTCTTGCGCAAACTTGAGCTGGACTTCTGCATCCTTGATGAGGGAAACAGTGACTGGGTCTGGCTCAGGCTCCAGCGGGGGTATCTCCATCGGCCCCGCAAGGCCGTGGAAGTCAGGCGACATGTTCCAGACCTCCTGCGCGACGATGGGCGGCAAAGAGTCGTTCTGGTATAGGTAAAACGCCGTATTGAGTAGCGAATCTGCCGGTTGCATCTGCTCCCACGGCTTCTGATAGGGCTCCACCTCGCACATGGGCGAGTTGGGAACCTCAGACTGAGAGCCAAAGAGAGACATGTTGTCCAGCGATATAAAACATTTTTCTATACATATCAATTCCGTTTTTCTATAACTTAAATCGTTTCTTAAAGTCAGCTACACTTGCTTTAAAAGACGGCTTGTTCCATAGTACCCATCTGGATAATGCCCCAGGCGTATCCGGCTTATTCCAAGATTCTCCCATATTCCCATGCCGCTTCAGATAACGAGCCTTACGTGTCTTATCTTTGTGCTTTGTATAATCTGACATCCCTGCTGCACCAAATGAAACAACTTTCTCTTTCCCATTATCTTTCTCAAATAAGGCATCCCACTTCTTTTCCGGGCGGTGAGAACGGCGGATAGTTTTCAGTCTCATTTATAAATGGAAGAGTGGAATGTTTTAGTGCGGACCTTAGAAGCAGACCAAGAGAACCCTAAACAATTTCAAGATATGGCCAAAGCAATTTTCCAAGCAATGGTTACACGCAAGATTAAGGATATGCGTAAATTTGAACAACGGCTTGGACCGGATTATGAAAAGTTAATTGAAGATATCAAATTTCCAGAGGAGTCCGTCCGGGACCTTTTAAAGAATGATGATTTTTTTGAACTAACACTCAAATTAAGAAAAATCTATAAGTGAAGTATAAATGGCTAAGGGTGGTTTCTTAAGTGCTCTGCTCGCTGAGCGTCATTCGTCTTCAACGACCGGCTTTGCTTTGCGCTCTCTATACTATATCTATATCGGAATCCCCCTGCTCCTATGGTACTACGTCATTTTCCATGGGCTTCTTACAATTTTAGTAGACCCACTAATGACAATATTAGGGTTTGGTTTCTTCCAGAGCAATTACTTAGAGCGTTTGCAACAAATATATAACAAGGTTGTTACATTTGATTTAAAAGGTGCTGATGCTAATACTCGAGACCTTGTGTTATTAATTTTTAAGGAGTCTTGGGTTCTTGGATTTGTAAAGCTGGGTCTTGTTGTTGTCATGTACCACTTTGGTGCTCTAGACCTCCTGCTCCAGCCCGTGTACTACATTACGAAGGTATAAACAAAAACGAATCCATCTAAAGACTATCGCAATATTATAAAGAATGGGTGACACTATTATTGGAGTTCAATTCGGCATCGCCAACCCTGATGACATCACGTCACGCAGTGTTGTTGAAGTAAAAACTGACAAGACCTACCAGAGTGGCCTGCCCATTCCCGGTGGCGTGTTTGATTCACGATTCGGCGTAACCGACCATGGAAAGATTTGTGCCACGTGCAAGCAGACTAATCTGCTTTGCCCAGGCCATTTCGGACACATTCGTCTGGCACGCCCAGTATACCTATACCAGTTCATTGATGTTGTTCAGAAGCTCCTAGTAGTTGTCTGTCTGGCATGCTCAAATCCTTATCTACCCGACGAGGAACTTGAGCGTATCGGCAAACTCGCAAAGGGAGTTGAGCGCTTCGACCTGGTACGTGAGGAAACCAAACACTATAAGACTCATTCCCTTAAGGAATCTCGTGCCTGTGCACACTGCGGAGCTCGCACCATCGCTAAGGTCTCAAAGATTGAGAACTCAGTAGCAGCTCTTCAGGCACACACATACGACGAGGATGCTGAGCCTATTCCCCTCCAGCCAGAACTTGTACTTCGCTGCTTTCAGCGCATTACAGATGACCACGTGACAATGATTGGATTCAACCCCAAGTTCTCACGCCCGGATTGGATGATTTGTACGGTTCTCGCCGTTCCTCCTCTGACAGTCCGGCCTTCAGTAGTGATGGATGACAACCAGCGCATGGAAGATGACCTTACCCATAAGCTCATCGATATTGTTCGGCAGAACAAGAAGCTTCGTGAGAAGATTGATAAGGGAGAAAATGCAGATATGATTGATAAGCTCACTGAGTTCCTTCAGTTTGATGTAGCAACCTATGTAGATAATGATATCAAGGGCCTACCACCAACTGCTGACCGCTCCGGCCGTCCCCGCAAGACTCTCAAGTCTCGTCTGGGTGCCAAGACTGGCCGCGTGCGTGGTAACCTGATGGGCAAGCGTGTTGATTTCTCAGCACGTTCTGTTATCACTCCGGACCCCAACATCGACGTCGATGAGCTTGGTGTGCCAGAGGAGATTGCAATGAATCTATCATTCCCAGAAGTTGTCACATCTTACAACCGTGACCGGCTTATGGCTGCTATTAAGAACGGTCCAGACAAGTACCCGGGTGCCAAGAACGTCTTCAAGAAGGACGAAGGAAAGGCATTCCGACTTGGCTTTGTAACCCGTTACCTTGATATCCAGGAAGGTGATATTGTTCACCGCCACCTTGTGGACGGAGATGTTGTGCTATTCAACCGACAGCCATCACTTCACAAGGCATCTATGATGTGTCACCGTGTTCGTGTTCTTCCTTACTCAACCTTTCGTCTCAACGTATCCGCTACCAAGCCTTACAATGCAGACTTTGACGGTGATGAGATGAACATGCACGTGCCACAGAGTATTGCATCAGCAACCGAACTACGCGTCATTGCAACTCTGCTTCGTCAGATTATATCACCGCGTACTTGCCAGCCTATTATCTCTGTATTCCAGGACACTTTGACTGGCGCTTACCGCATTTCACAGCCCAATGTCACCATCCCGGAACATCTTGCAATGAACATTCTGGCTCGTAGTCCGCGTGCCATTTCAGAGTTCAAGCGCATGGACCTTCCAATGGCTGGCACAGATGTTGTATCACATGCCTTTCCTTTAATGAACCTAAAAGGTATTGTGACAATCGAGAATGGTAAGCTCATAAAGGGCGTACTAAATGATGGAGCACTCAAGGGAGCTTCCAAGGGTGTAGTACACTCAATCTACAATGAGTTTGGACCCGAGCGTTGCGGAGCTTTCATCAACTTTCTTCAGAACATTGTAACCAAATACAATCTGCTTTCTGGATTCTCTACGGGTCCTTCAGACCTTATCACATCTATCGAGGCATATCAAGCAATTGACAAGGCTATCGTAGACAGCAAGCAGAAGATTTCTGATGTTCTATCATCCGTTCATGCCGGGCGATTTCTGAACCTTTCAGGACGTGCAGATGGCGAGGAACTTGAGAACAACATTCGTGCAGCCATTGGTGACATGAACAGCAAGGGTACCACAACTGTAGTAGACAACCTCCCGGACACGAATCGCATGATTATCATGTCTGACAAGGGAGCCAACGCAAAGGGTACAGCAGCTGTAAACATCACTCAGATGGTTGCCTTTCTAGGTCAACAGTATGTTGATGGTGCTCGCATCAAGTACACCATGGACAACCGCACTCTTCCTCACTTTGCAAAGTATGATGATGGTCTAGAGTCCCGTGGCTTTGTTGAGAACTCATTCATTGCTGGTATCCGGCCTGCTGAGTTCTTCTTCCACGCCATGGGTGGACGTGAGGGTCTGATTGATACTGCTGTAAAGACCTCAGATACTGGCTACATCCAGCGCCGACTGGTAAAGCTCATGGAAGATATTCACGTAGAGCAGGATGGAACTGTACGCGACATTAATGGGTCTATTGTTCAGTTCCTCTACGGTGAGGATGGCATTGATGCAACTGGCATTGAGAAGCAAGACTGTGACCTTGGTGTTCTGACTATGGAACAGGTGTATGCTAGATTTGCAGCTACAAAGGATGACTTTAAGGCTGTTTCTCCAGACACTGGTGATTCCCCAAGTGATATGGTTGACCAGATTCTCAATGACCGTGATATGTTTGTAAAGCGCGTGATTCGCTATACAAACAAGACTGATATCCGGGCACCTGTTCACCTTCAGCGCCTTGTTGACAAATATCGCAACAACTATCTAGTCAAGACTGACCTAACGCCCGAGTATGTCGTAGACGAACTTGACAAGCTATGTAAAACACCTTACATGGCAGATAACTTCCTGTTCCACTGCTTGCTTCGTTACAATCTAGCCCCCAAGAAGTCAATCATTATCAACCGGTTCACGGTTGCTTTGTTTGATGAGCTGATTCGTGATGTGAAGTACAAGTACAAGAAGGCTCTTGTCCATGCTGGAGAGATGGTTGGTCCCCTTGCTGCTCAGTCCATTGGTGAGCCCACAACTCAGCTAACTCTGAACACTTTCCACCAGGCTGGTACCATCAAGGCTAATGCAACCCAAGGTGTTCCTCGTATTCAGGAGCTGCTGAGCGTCTCGCAGAATCCCAAGAATCCATCCAACGTAATCTATCTCATGCCTAACATGGCAGACCATCAGGGTTCTATCTCAAGCATGAAGGAAATCCAGAAGACAACGCTACGAGACATTACCAAGTCTGTACGTATCTACTATGACCCCAATCCTCTATCTTCAAACACGATTGTTCAGGAAGACCGGGAGATTCTGCTGTCTTACGAGAAGTTCAGTGTCGGCCATGGTCAGAACTGTGTGTCACCTTGGATTGTCCGTCTGGAGCTTGACCCAAATCAGATGCTTTCCAGAAACATCCTGGACATGACCAAAATTCGTACCAAGATTGAAAGCAATAAGGTTCTGCGTGTGTTTGAGTGTGTTCACCCGGATACAAATACAACGGGTAAGCTGGTAATGCGCATCACATTTGGCAACGATGTAGCAAAGAATGCTCTGTCTCTTCGATTCATTGAGGACAAGCTGCTGGACACTACACTGACTGGTATTGATGGTATTGGCCGTGTATTCCCTCGCGAGAAGCTTGGCGAGCTGACCTTTGATGAGCGTGTTGGTGGATATGTTCCTCAGTCTCAGTGGGTTCTGGATTCAGAGGGAACTAACCTGCTTGACTTATTTGTATTCCCCAACGTAGACCCAACGCGTACATTCTCAAATGACATCCATGAGATTCTGAATGTATTTGGCATTGAAGCAGCACGCATGGCACTATACGAGGAGATGATGGCAGTATTCGGTGCGGACTCAATCAATTACCGGCACCCATGCTTGCTGGTCGATGCAATGACCTATCATGGGTATCTAATTGCGATTGACCGGTTTGGCATGAACAAGTTGGAGAATGGTGTTCTAGCCAAATCATCTTTCGAGATGACATCTAAGATTCTCTTCGATGCTGCAGTGTCTGGAGAGTTTGATACTATGCGCGGCGTCTCAGCAAACATCATGTTTGGTCAGAAGCCACCCTGTGGTACTGGATTTGTGGATATTCTAGTAGATGAGTCCCGGATGCCTGAAGGACATGAGGAACATGACTTATATAACTCAGAACTTGCTCATGCAAATGCGCTAGTTGAGCAGGAGGAGAAGAAGGATGATGCAGATGGACAGTGTCGTATGGATGATATCGTCATGAGCTGGTAAATTTAGACATTGCATGAATGAATAAGATAAAATGGAATATGATTCAGTAGTATCAAGTGTAATCTCTGCTTTTCAGAAGCGCGCAGAGATTGGACAAGTTAAATATGGAAAAACATTAGACCGTAACGACCTAACGTTTTTACAGTGGATTCAACATGCTCAGGAAGAGCTAATGGATGGTATTCTCTATCTTGAAAAAATTAAACAACTGGCTGAATCTCAGACACTAGTTGCTGTACGCGAGGCCACCCATGCCGGACATAACACGTAGAACGTTGTAGTTGGTCGCGTATACGCGCACGTTCCAGTCGTTGAACACGTCATTGTTCTTATTTGTCTCATTGAAATCAAAGTCTCCGCCGGGTGTTGATGATGCTAGACCAGCCATGTTCATCACAATGGTTGCTGTGTCAATGCGAGAGAAGTTGCAAGTGCCGGAAGGCTGGTGCTCCTCGGGGCGAAGGGCAAATGAATACACATAGGCACCAATTGAATCATTTGGGTGTAACTGGCCACTGTGGTGCTGGAAGACCTGTACCTTGTTGTAGTAGTCTCCGTAGCGACGGTCTAGGCGGTCCTGGCCGTTAATTTGAATCAGCTGGTCAAACACCGGGTCAATGTCATATGTGAATGGCTTTAGACGAGTTTCACCCACGTAACTCTGAGTGCCTGAGCGAAGACTATATGTAAGAATGTTTCCATCAGGAACACCAACTGTAAGAACTTCAATCTCAATTTTTCCAACTGAATAAAGATCAAATTGTGACTGGTTGAATGTTAGAACATTTCCCACAGAATACCCGAGTCCGCCACTTCCTACTCCTACTAAACTAGGAGTTATCGTGCCAGACACGTTAAATGTAAACGTGAATGTTGCAGCTGTAGTAAAACCACCGAGAGCAGTGCTATCGGCCGTTAGTGGGATAGTAGCGTGGTCGGCATCATTCTTCACAAGTGTATACGGCCGCTCAACTGCAGCTGCAAGGCGGCAATCAGTGTAAGCAGTAGGCTGAACAACCCAGATTAGCTCCTTTACCGGGTGGTTAAAAGTCAGGTCAATGCGGCTATTGGCTCCGCGAATTCCCTTATCTTCGTTGAACTGTGTCTGCTCAATCAGGTACTCGTGGCTGGCCTGTGCCATACGACGACGCTCCTCAGTGTCTAGGTAGATGTAATCAATGTACAGAGCTGCCTGGATAGCCTGAGGAAGGCGAGTTAGTCCCGTACCGTCAAAGCTTCCAGCAATATACTGGACATCATTCCAGAGAACGTTAATCTTTACCTCGTGGTACTGAAGAGCAATGAGAGGAAGTGCAGCTCCAGGATTGCGAGTAAAGAAGAAGGGAAGAGGGATGTAGATTACGTTCATCTTCTGTTGACGACCATCTGAGGCACAGGCAGTTCCATATGTTAGCAGAGAAGGACCATAATTAGGGCATGGTCCGGATACCATGTTCTTTAGCTTAGCAAGCTGGGTTGAATCCATCGTGAGCTGGGACCAAAGAACCATGAACTCAGAGTACATGCGGTCAACAACCTGTCCACCAATGTCAATCTCAACGTACTTGATTAAGTTGTAACCAAGGTATCCTTGGTCGTTATTCCACTCATATGACGTAAGAACTCCGCCAACAGAAGTAGATAGCGGAAGGGTGACCTCGACATATGTTGAGTAGAGAAGGTCTGCATGACGTCCTACAAGGGCTGTCTGTTTGGTACCCCACTGGACTTGGCCGGAAAAGTTGATACGGAATGGCTCCATAGCAAAGTTTGTGTGGCGCTTGAAAAGTCCCTTCCAAAAGGTAATCTGCGGGTTCCCTGAAATGTATGCATCCTGGGCTCCATAAGCAACTAATTGAAGAAGTCCTCCACCCATTTGTCTTTATATGTTAGTTATACTCATTTTTTCTAACGGCGACGGCTGGCGCGACGACGACGAGTCTTGCGGCGACGCTTGCCTCCCATAGTAGCTGCTGGGGGCTCTAAGGGCGCCACCTCAGCACCAGTGGTCGCTGCTGCTGCTGCCGGCTTCTCATCATCAGAACCAGAATCCTCGCCACCGCCCTTCTTGGCCTTGTGCCATGTTAGCTTGGCAGCCTTAATCACTTGACCAAGACCCTTCCCGGCAACATACTTGCCCGTGGCCTTCATCTTTCTCATCGTCTTCTTAATGTGTACGAGCCACTTATTTGCCATTTTATTGATTAACGCAGATAATTAGTTCTCGACTGAGAAGGAGAAATTTAGATGACGATAGACTTATCTCCAGTTGCCGGGTTGGAATCATAAATTGGAGAAGTGTGAGCCATAGGCTGGAATGAATGTGTAGCGGGGTCGGGCAACACAGGTGTCTTTGCTTCAACAGGCTTGTATCGTAACTCTTCAGGCTTCATGACCAGACTTGCGTCTTGAAACTTGCCAATGTATATTTCTTGCATAGCATCTATTGAGCCATAGTTCATTAAGTTCCACTGACATCCATAACTAAATAAGATGGTTGGATTACTGTTCTTCAAATCTGGAATTGCGCTAGGCACGACCATAGTAATATTTGTACGGTTAGATGTAATCAGTTCATCATGGTCATATGGTTGTGATGCCTGCATATAGGTTAATCTACGCAGATTAGATGTTGCCCATGATAAGTTAACCAACTCCTCCATATTTGTTCCCTTCACACTAGCCCCGGATACAATGATTAGCTTACCCATTAGGTTGATGATAGGTTCTTGAGCAACATTTTTACTGTTGTATGAATACTCGAGACCAAGCATATAACGCCTGCAAGTGTTTTTTAGAATTTCAGCACAAGCATCAATGACGTTTCTCTTGTCAGTATGAAACACTAAGCTCAGCACAAATGGGTCACTAGATACCTTGCATTCAGTTGGGTTAAAAGCAGAGTTAGCTATTGCTACACAACATGCATCAAATAATACTGAGTTGTATGCATAATCGTATCCAAGTGCTTCATTCTTCAAGCCAACTACCGGGACATCATTGTCTCCAGCATAAACATCAAGTTCAATTAGACGAGCACCATCTTTGATAACAAGAGGAATCATTTGGTCTGAAATGTAATCACTGGAGGCTGCTCCGGGAAACACTGAATAGGCTGAAGATGCAATATAATAATCGCATAGACGTGTATTATCTTTTGATGCTCCAAGTGGAGCCAAATTCATAACACGACCATATGCGCTATGGTTATTCTTACCAATCACCATGACTGATGCTGGATTCCCACGAACAGCTGCCCATATAGCCCCGGCACAAGCAAAGATAACAATTAGTCCTACGGCCATAATTAAAATCATCCCAGTGTTCTCTCTAAAATATGTTAGAATACCGTCCATCTTATTATTTATCCTCTTTAAAAAGAAGCCTGCGAAATACATTGATGACAGCATCCGGGATTTTATGATCCATAGGAATCTCGTTCAAGCAAGAGTAGTGAAAGTATAGGGAATAAATCCCACACTCTGAATCTTTGAACTGATGTCTAGTTTTGTTATAAGTTGTGAGCATAGGCTTGTCGTGAACATTCGTTGTTTCCCATGAATCCTTCCATCTCTTCATCAGCCTCTGAATGGACGTCTCTGGTTTTTCAGAATATGAATCAAAATATGTTATACGTGGTTGCTCAAGCTCTGGACTGATATCGCAAAATAACGCTATCCAATGCTGCCCGGGTCCAGTGTGAATGTCTGTGTTGAAGACAATACCAATTTGAGATTTTCCTTTGCGGTATAAACTTTTGATATCAATTGAACACAATGCATCGACTAGACATTGACCTGTTTTGGACTTTAAATCAAAGTCAATAGGAAGACAACCTAAAAATACATAGTTTTTGAATAGTTTTTGAAATTCTTTTTCTGCTCGTTCAATGTCTATAGAAGATAACCATTCTGTAGGATTTGTAATCCACGCATCTGGAGCCTTAGGACGATTCAACATGTGAGAAATGATACATTCTGTACGACCAGAAATACACTTGGAATGAAATCTGTCTTGCAAACGTTTCCAGATTTCTGCTGCTGTTCCGTCCGGGATAGGAGGCTCCTTTGAGTGTTCAGAATTATAGACCGTTCTTAGGTGTTTAATTTCATCTTCTCCGAACATTTGTATTTAAAACGGATTCTATTCTTACAGAAAAACGGCTTGTAGGACTATAATGGTTCTGTCAAAATAATTAATAAGAAGCGCTTCAAGGTTCTTTCAGTGTGAATTGGTAACTCTACTGAAAAGGAAAGCTCCGTCGGAGATTGGTTATTTGGTAGATAAAGTTGTAGCCCACTCGAGTGTCCGCTTAAAAACGGATTTTTTCTTTGGAGGTCAGTAATCTATAAAAATGGACAACCCTAACCAGGAAGATGTCGCCAACCTCCGCGAGGAAGTGCTGCAGTATACGCGAGTCGATGACCGGCTCCGTGCTCTCAATACAGAGGTCTACCGCCTGCGCGATGAGCGCAGTGCAGTGGCGGACCGCATCATTCAAATCGTACGGCAGCCTGCATTTGCATCTGTCAGCGAGTTGGCGGTGAGCCACGACGGCTCAAAGATACGCATCAAAAAGCCACAGACGTGGAACGCTTCTTGGTCTCTTTCCAAGAACAAGCTTCGCGAGTATCTACAGCAGCACCTAGGCCTGCAGGCCGGAGATGCATGCTATGCGTACATTCACAATGCACACTCTGCAACTCTCCGCAAGGACACGTTTGACATTGAGCGCGTTGGTGGCGGTGCTGAGAATGAGTAATACATATGGAGACATAGTCTCCAATTTTTTAGTCACGAAAACGGACTTAGTTGTATGCTTCGAGATAAGTACAAAAGCAATGGAAGTTCCGGTATATAACCCATATAACTCTCGGAATCGTATGTTTACCCAGAAGGATATACATTCGATTTTGCATAAGCATGATTGCGAGTATACTGTAAAAAACTTGACTATCTTTCAGAATGCGATGGTGCACTCATCATATGTGAAACGAGCAGAATATACAACTCCACAAGGAGATACGGCCCAACTAGCAGAAAAACCCACGGACTGTCTTGAATTATTTCCAGAATCATATGAACGTCTTGAACATCTTGGGGATTCAATTTTGGGCGCTGCAACCGCTACATATCTTTCAATCCGGTTTCCTACACAGCAAGAAGGGTTCCTCACCAACTTGCGTAAAGAGATTGTATGTAACAACATGTTGGGTGAACTGACTAAAAAAATTCGCCTCAATGAATTTTACATCATTTCCAAGCACAATGAAGATGCGTGTAATGGCCGGTATAATGTCAAAAAGCTTGGTGATATCTTAGAAGCATTTATTGGAGCATTATGGATTGATTGTGAGTATAACTTTCAAATTGTATATGCGTTCGTAGTTTCTCTTATCGAGACACACATTGACATTCCCGGCATTCTACGCAACGATACAAACTTCAAAGACCAACTACAAAAGTTCTGTCAGACTAAATTTCATTATACACCGACATATGTCATGCTATCATCGAACAACGGATATACGATGGCAGCAGTTGATGGCAAAGGAACACATCTTGGAATCGGAACTGGAACAACTAAAAAACAAGGAGAACAACTTGCTGCTCAAGATGCCTTAAAGAAGTTCAAAGTATGATTTACTTAAAGATTCCTTTAGTAGACTAAAATGCTGGAAGTTCCATCATTTATGATTATTTTTGGTTTTTTGAGTTATTATTCTTCGTTTTTTGTAGACTTGTGTTTATTAGGCTTGAAGCAATATAATATACATCGGTTTACTATCCCATATGACAAAGAGTTGATTAAACCTATCATGAAGCGATTAGAGAAGGAATGTGTGTGTACTGATACAGCATTATCAAAGGGTTTCAAGAAAACAATATCCGGATGGTTTTGGAGTTCTAAAGTTATTGGTCGTATATGTCATGACACGTATGGAGATATAAAGATTACAATCTTGACAACAAATGCTTATTTTGAATATCTAGTTCAACCTTTGGAAGATTCGTTCGAAGTTTATAAACCATCTGACAAACCAGAAATATCTGAGGAGCCAAAGAATGAGGCCTCTAAGATATCAGTATTTTCCAGATATGGTTCATATAAAGAGTTTTGCTATTCGCGTGTATTATTTAACGTAACAACCTTAGAACCAATTTTGGACCAAGGAAAGGTTGTTTCGGATGTTGTTAGGGTCTTTAGGAAAAAAAGGCAATGCAATGTATTCATTGAAGGACCACCTTGTAGTGGAAAAAGTTCTGTTGGTTATTTAATTGCTAAAGAACTGAATGGGGCTTTCTGTAATACATTTAATCCAACCGAACCGGGCGATATCTTATCAATTGCCATATCAAGAATGCAAGATTGGCTTAGAGATGACGATATCCCAATTGTGATTCTTGTTGACGAAGTAGACACCATGCTTAAAAAGATTCATACAAATGATGTAAAGTTGAACAATGACACACCAACGCTGATTTATGATAAGCCAACTTGGTCTAAATTTATGGACAATATGAGATTCTATAAAAATATCATTCTTATCTTTACAAGCAATACATCCAAATCTGAAATTGATAAGTTAGATGCGTCTTACTTGCGTCCTGGGAGAATTGATATATGTCATGTACTGGACTCTCCCGTATACAAAGAGGATGGAACATTCTTAGGATAAGTTTACAGTTGCAGTCCGAGGAATACGACGTGATAGAAGTTCACGCTGAGTCCCGCCAACAGACATATCATCGCCTTCTGGGATTCCCTCAATTGCTCTCAGAGCTTCAGCAACACGCTGTGGCTGGTCAGAAAACTGAAGAAGAAGTTGGGTACGAATAATCTGTCGACGCAGAGGTGGACGCGAAGTTCTCACAGTCCGGGAAATAGTACCAAGACCATTGCCTTCCAGTGTAAAGTTATCTACTTCATTATTACGCATAAATCCAAGGATGTTCTCGGATAGACGAGCTTTTTCATCTCGAATTGCTTTCTGGCGTGCTTGTAGTTTGCGTGCTTCATCATCCAAAGCGACCCATGCGCGAATAGTTACCTTAATTTCCTCTGGGTCCGCCATTTACCTTTGCTATGTCCGCGGCTTGAAAGTCGTTTGCCTCCTTTCGGGCCTTCAACCCGGTCAGCAATGTCATGTAGAGTTGGGAATCCAAGGCTTTTTAGACTTGGTAGCTCACGTTTTGGCTCATCACCAGTTGCTAACGGGTCTGGAATAACTGCATCAACAATTGCTGCCGTAGACTTACCAAACAGCGATTCAGTTGAATCAATCAATCTGCCACGTTCACTTACTGACTTCTTTAAGAATTTTTCACCAGATAGTGCAGCATTGTACAAACTTGTACCAAGGAATGGAATGGATAAGAACGACAGAATAAATGCCTGACCAAAATGTTCTCGTGAAATATTGATTAGCATAGCAAGAATTACAAACTGTGTTGCAATCATCCAACCTATGACACTTCCAATTGGTCCTCCTTCTGGAATTGGTAAAAACCCACCAAGGTCCGTAGCAATGTTTTCAACTGATCCAGCAATGACCGGTAATGTTGCCGTAACAGAATTCAAAGCAATAGTATACATTGGCCCGACAGCTGGTAATTTTTCCAGTGTGGCTGCAATAAAGACAAATGGACTTACCATATCGAGCCCGTCTTTCAAGAATGCTGGCTGCCACTCATATAAAAAGTTTAACCACTGACGGAGAACATTGTCAATCAAGTCAACATCCTGACCTCCGCCAGTCTTTGCTGTAAGTTTGAACAGTTGTTCGGATTCCGGTCTTGAGAAAATAGGAACTCCATGAGACAGAATATTTTTACGTAATTCCGCAGCCGTTTCAAATGTATGATTATCTAGATATTTGCGCAAGTCAATAATTCTGGAAACGGTATGCGCAAATTTTGTATTGCCCGAGTATCTCTTAAGGTACTTGTAAATCTCAACTTCGCGGTGATTTAAAGGGTTATCTTCTAATGTCCACGCCATTATTCACTTATGTAGAAAACAAAGAGATGGAACAGACCGAAGAGATTCATTGGAACCAACAGCTTGAAGAAATTTTGTCTCAGGAAGGAGAACGCGCCCTCTGCTATGCATGGCTTCATAACAAATCACAAACCATGGTTTCAAAATATGATACTAATATTGCTCTCCCTGTAATTGTTTTATCTACAATTGCTGGAACCGGGTCTATTGCATCACAATCTCTATTTGGACAGTCACAGACAGCCAGTGTTGTTATCGGGGTCATAAGTTTAAGTGTTGGCATCATGAATACAGTTTCAAACTATTTTGGATTTGCTAAGCGCTCGGAAGCTCATAAGATTTCATCAATGACATATGCAAAAATTCATAAGTTTATTGTAATTGAGCTGAGCTTACCTCGTAAGGAAAGAATGAAGGCAAAAGATATGCTTAAAATTATTCGAGAACAACTTGAACGCCTTGCGGAAACGAGCCCTCAAATCCCGGACCCAATCATTGCAATGTTCAATGAAAAATTCCATGACCAAAAAAATGTTTCTAAACCTGAAATAACGAATGGATTAGACCCGATTCGTGTATATGTTGAGAACTCTGAGGCATTCACACCCGATTCTAAATCAAATGTTGAAGTTAAACTATTTCATCCTACGACAGGAGCACAAATTACCCCAGAGCCACTTAGGCCTGGAGGAGCCACTGTTGCAGGAACTCCAGTAGTGCCTAAAATTTCCATTCCCGGTCGCACTCCAGGCACGTAACGAAAGTTGTCATGGGCTCATCTGCGGAGCGTGTCTGCATTTGATAGTAATCGCACTTCGACTTCTTCTTGCAACGAGAACAGTACAGATAGATGGCTGCATTCACGTTCTTTGAATAGAGAAGAATCTCTGTTTCAACAATCTTATCGAGTGCAGCCTTCCAGCGAGAAGGACACAGCTCTTCTGCAGGCATCTCTACAAATGCCTTCGCTTCTACTTCCCCTGATAGTAACTTTTCTGCCCACTTCTCTGTATTCTCTACAGTTCCATCGGTTCGTAGGTTCTCATACAGAGAAATAGCCTTGCTTCGGTATGTATTCCAGAATACCTTATTTGCCCAATCAACATCAATACCATTTGACTTGCAGTAGTTAACAATATTATGTAGTAGGTGAATCTCAAGCTCCCCGGCAATCTTTTGAGACGTACACTCGGCAAGATTAGCAATTACCTTATCACGAATAGCAGACTCTACAAACACATTCTTGGTCTTTGTAGTCTTTGCTACTACTGGTGCTGCAAGCCGAGGAGCTTCGTCCGGTTCTTCGCTCACATCATCGACTTCATATTCCTCCTCATCTGCTGCCTCTTCCTCATCATCAGACATATTGAATGACCACTCGTGATAAAGGGTCTCATAATCTTCAACAGATAAGTTAACGTATGATGCTACTGGCTTTCCGTACTCGTCTGATTCGATCATTGTAGCAAGGATAACAATTGAGCCAGCATAAGACTCTTCATCCAGAGGTGAAGGAAGCATGTGTTGATTTGAATCTTCGTCTTCATCAGATACTTTTGCGAAGATACACAACCATCGTTCCTCCTTCAAAGGGTCTGGAAGCTTTCCTTGAAATTGAATTCCGGGCTCCTTGTATTTCTTACGAATCCATTCCAGCACATCAGTTGTCTTTGCTGGAATAGTTACTTCACTCAGAGAGCCATTGGATGCTACAACTGTTGCTAAAACCATTCTTACTATTTAAGTTATCCAGGCACTAAGTTCCATTTTCAAAATGGATGATGTATATAATATATAACTAAACACAAAAATGTCTCGCTATGTCCCCCCAAGCTTGCGCAAAGAGCTATCTGCTGACCAGATGGTAGAAGAGTCAATCAAAATTGTACAAGAAGGAAGCGATAAACACTTTCCATCACTTGGCGGTGGTGGCCAGGTTGTTGTTAAGTCTAATCTATCATACGGCGCAAAGGCAAAAGAGTGGGAGGAAAAGCGTCAAGCAATTGAACTAAAAGAGCGCGTTAATGCTCGAATGGCAGAATACAAAGCAGATAAAGCCAGGCAAGAGGAAGAAGAATATAAAGCACTTCACTCTCATCGTATGCGTCGCAATGCTCTACCACCTACACCTAAACCTGTGCCGGTAACCATCGAAGTCAAACCAAAAGATGAAGATGAGTGGATAACAGTACAGAAAAAACCTCGCAAGCCAAAGAAGGAAGTCAACTTGGATGAGGAACCTGAGTTTGATAATTATGAAGGTCTTGCAGAAGACCAGGATACACTATGGGGTTGATGTTGCCGGGGGACGCGCTGCACGTTCTGCAGCCTTTTTAGCTATAGCGGCTTCCGTTGCTTGTTGGGCTTTCTCAAACATTCTTGGGACTATACCAATCAGCCAAGTAAATGCTCCAAATAGTATGTTCCATACCCACTTGAATGCCGATACTATATATGACCATAACCATGTTAACATTGAAACAGTCCATGCAGCAGCTGGCTTGGCGAACTCAGCAGTATATGGTGACGTGTTTGCACTTGAATATCCAGCATAAATACCACCTATAACTCCAATTGCTGCTAGAACACTTATTGCAATAAACCAGGCTCCATATTTTTCATACATATGCTTGAACCAACCCTGAATTGTCGTAGGATTTTTTACTTCTTCTGCTGCATCTGTAGCAGATAATCCGGTATTTTCCTTTAGGTTTGCGGGAGGTGATGGCTTTGAAACAGCAACTTTTGAGTTGCCAGTTGGCTTTAAACGCAGATAGAACTTACCATCATTTGGCATAGGACCTCCCGGAATATTGTTGATGTCATTAAAGAATACTTCCCGGTCACCAAGGCCCTGTACTGGTCTTGACCCAGCTTCTACATTTCGTACAAGATACGCAAAGTCCCCTTGGTCCATGTTAATCATCTGCTTAAAAACAATCCACTCACAGGGTACGCAAGGTGGAACAAGTGACGAGCCACTGTAAATATAATAAGAAGCCTGTGGAGGAACTAAGGATGTAATACTGAAATCACGCAGTTGAAGCTTTGTCTCTCCAGTTGTTACAGCATATGGAACAAATTGTTTAAAGAAGCTATATGATGGTGTCTGAGCACTATTCACTCTAAAAAGTGAACTCATACACATCAGTTCACCAGTTGGTTTCCGAAAAATAGCAGTTACCTCACCATCAGCTTGAACGCCCTCAATTGTGTGATGACTTGGGTGGTTAATCGATATTCCCTGGCAAACGTAAGACTCACCGCTATACTTACAAGAGCCAAGACTAGAAGAGCTTTCCAGAATCATCCCCTCATTGGAAATACTAACGGTTGCCTGCGTAACAAAACCATCGTCCATCACAAGGTCGCATTTTAAGTTACATGGCTTTGCTCCGGACTGGGTTAAATTGATGGGACTCTGCTTAGCAGATGAACAACTTGGCGGCCAATTGTTACTTGAGAATATACTCATTTATATCCTCAATAGGTTTTGTTATGAAAAGCATCTCGCATCAGGTATAATAAGATGGATGCAGTAACCGGAGATGTTTTATCTTTTATTGTTGGTGGACTTTTAGTCGGACTTGCTATGTATCTTGCAATAAAGTACCAAGGGACTTTACCAACTAGTGTCCCGCAACTTCCGCTGATTGCAATTACGTTTATAGCAAACTTGATACCGTTTGCATTGTTAACATACGGTTTTGCTGGAGACTTCATTAACCAAGAATTTAGATTATCTGCTCCATCAATTGGAGCATTTATTACGATGCTCCTACTTGGTCTTGGAGGACAGGCGTATGCTGCAACAAAAGGTGTAGACCTCTCAGCACAAGATACTTCCGGTCTTTTATGGTGTACAATTCCGGGAATGGAAAATGCTGAATCTCCTTGGATTCCTACTGCCTTCATTTCAACTTCAACAATTATGTTCTATTATCTATTCTGGGCATGGCACACAAACAGAGCCTATATAATCACGCTATCAAAATTTATTGGTGTTCTTATTTTTCAAAATATGGCATTTTTATTGGGCAGCTGTAGTGCTTCTTATATGCTTTTATTTGGTAGTGTCCAAATCAATATCTTTCTAGCAATTGTGATTGGATTTGCTACTGCATTAATCACATACTTATCAACATCACTTGCTGGTGGACTAAAATATGACCCATTCCCAACATCGACTACTGCCGGAGGCGCTGGTGGAACTGGTGGAACTACGGGTGGAGCTAATCAGACACATCTATCAAAGTGCCCGGATGGTTCAGTACCGATTGATGGAAATTGTCCTTATAAAACAGCCGGAACATCACAGGCTGTTCAGGGAGGTGACGAAAACACCTTCGTTGCTGAACTATATAAAAATGGTCAGCTTGTGACTGACTCTATTGCTGCGTAGCGTTGCGTAGGATTCGGTAATAACCCGCCGCAGTTGTTCCAGAATGAGAGTGAATTCCTTTTGTACTTTCAACAACAACTGTGGGAACCTTTGTCACACCATACTTCTGAGTTAGACCCGCAGGGTCATCCTTAATATTCACATGAATCCATTGAAGACTTGAGAATTCCTCCTTCAAGTCTTCAATAACCGGCTTCAGCATCTGACACGGCGGACAAGTAGGGGATGAGAACACGTATGCACTCATTCTTCCTTTACTATAGTAATTCCCTCTTTAATTAAACCTGTGGTAAGGCGAACTACTCGAGTTTTACTCATTCGCTGTACCTCTGTATTGTATCCGTTTTTCTTAACTGTCTTCTGAAAAGCACCAAATAATCCGGTCTTCAATGCTTGGGCATCAAGCAGATGCATATGGGTTTTACACCATTCTATAATCCTTGCCTCTTCAACTGGCGGTCCCATAATAGATAGTGCCAAATCTGGAAATATTCCTTCGGTCCGGCCAATAACCTTTATTTCTTCTTTTTCAATCAGTACTGAAACCGCCATCTTATCTACAATGTCGTTATTCACACTTAGCTCATCTGTCTTTCCAGTATGAGCCTTGACATATGTGATTGTATATTCCTTAAACTTTGTCAAACGCAAAGCTAGATGCTCGATTAGGTCACGATGCTTGACATCATTTCCTTCTGCAGTTCTCCACTTGTTCTTCATCCAGCCGGGAAGCCAAGTTGTCAAACAATTCTTGGAATACATAGAATCTGTATAGATTTGAATAGATGTCTCTGCTGGGGCTCCACACTTTTCATAAATGATATCCACAGAATCATGAATAGCCTTTAATTCTGCTCGCTGATTTGTCTGCATTTCTGATTCAGGCATCTTTGTAGCAAAAGACCATTCCTTATTATCAGGGAAATAACCAGCATATCCTGCTTCGGCATTCGCTTTCCCATTCGAACGACATGCACCATCTGTAAAGACACGTATCATACTTCCTTATATGATGGTTCATGTATAAAAATTGGCATTCGTTTTGTAATACATCTGCTTAGAATAGCCGATTGAAGTGTTGTTGGGTCTTCTACGTGAAACCATACACGATTCTTGAATGACCTTTGTTCTAATTGACGACGCAACATCTGCTGACATGCAAAGGTTAAAAACTCAGAATGCCAAATTAAAAGAATTCGCAACCGAGTAGACTGCTTCTTTGATACACTTGAAATCCACGTATCAAACCACGGAGCAAAGGTCTCTACTGAAAACATGGATGCAGCATTAATTTCATCGAACTCACATACATCAGAATGGTCTTGTTTGTACCGTTCCCATGCATTCTTAGTTTCTACATCATTCAAAGGTTCGAAAAGAATATAGTGGGGTGGTGGGAACTCCATTAACTTACTTAGCAGATTCCTCTGTAGACCCCATTACGCGCTTAATAGGAATTCCGGCATCTACAACATACAAGCTATTTTCAGTCATCACAATGAAACAAGTATCACACTTAAAAACTGTCTGAATCGTAGACGTATATTCATCATTTGACTTTACAAGATACTTGGTAGTTCCCTGAACACCAATGCAACACTTCTTCTCAACGCTATCGCGATAGTAATCAAAGTAGATAGGCTTATCCTCATCAATGCTGACCTGAGCCGCACGAAGTAGAACTGTTGCAGATGGTACAGACATTTATTGTCTTCATATCTTTGTTTTCAACATACCTTAACGCATTTCATTGCATCCTCTAGCTTGAATCGAGAACGCATATTTAGACTGGGAAGTTCCGGGCGAGGACGCTCCAGAATTGTATCCACACTGCTGAGAATCAGACCACGCAGCTCAACTGCTGTGGGCTTCAGGAGCTTAGCAATCTCATATATGAAATCAGCAAACTGTGTAACATTCTCGTCAGTTTGATCAGACTTTGGTTGAACCAGTGTATCATTCAAATCAGTAATAACTTTTTGCATTGACTCCTGAAGAGCTTGTCCGGAAACAAGGTCACGACTGTACAGGTGTGTCAAGAATCGTGCATATCCCCGCCGCACATCTTTCTGCTTAGACCACGCAACAACCTTATCCTCAAAGTCTGGCTCATCTACCTTTGGAAATGTCAGTGTTCCGCTCATGTCGTATAGCGTTCCAAACATCTGAACGTGTGTCTCTAGGTCCTCCGATACATCTGGAATTGCAGTATTCAATCGTGCAGCCAGGTCTGCCATGATTCCAGCAAAGGCAGAACCTTTGATAGCTTTATCAAACAGCAGAGTCGTCACGCGAAGGCGAAATTGCTCATCGCCCGCCTTCAGGATTCTAATCGCCTGAATTGACAGAGGCTCTAGGTTTGCTGGAGCAACCTTATTGAAGATACCAAACATCTCATCGTACTGAGGGTCAGCTGTCTCGCGAACTCGGCGTACGCAATCAACAATAACCTGTGACCGCCAATTAGATGTGTCCTCGCGCTTCTTAGAAGTATACTTGGGGCGCATTGGCCGCATGGGTCGGTATGTTGCCGGCACCGTCCGGAGCCTGGCAATATTTGCCAGTATTCCTTCAGGGAGCGCCAGCTTTGGGCCGAAGCGAACAGAGTAGATAAGTGCACTTGAAATCATTGTATTACTTATTAATAGCCAACATGAAAACGAATTCGTTTTTGACCTCATAGATTTCATACAAAGATGGATATCGAGTTTAGCATTAATTCAGACCCGGAACATACGTGGGCCGCGTGGGGAAATACCAACTACCAAACACTAGCAGATGTTATTGGAGAGGTTGTTGATAATTCACTCCAAGCTGGAGCATCCGAATGCAAGATTACTATCAAGGAGGAAGCCGGCAAACGCATTCTTCGTGTTGAAGATAACGGCACATGGGGAACAATCGACAAGAATACTCTTACCAAATGCTTTGGCTATGGAAAAGACCAGCGTACTGTAAAGAAGGGACTTAATGAACACAACTGTGGTCTAAAGCAAGTTCTTGCATATACAGACCCGGCAAATGCCAACTGGGTTATCCAGATTAAGCAGAAGAATATCGTACGCGAAGTTCGAGCGCCATATACACCCGTTATGAAACTCAAGACTGCCAGTTCTTACATTGGAGCAATGACATGTGAAAACTCAACCGTTATTCAAACAGTTATTAGCGATACCCGGCTAAAGACTTTGTACATGACGGAACGCAATAACAAGCCCAATGATACTCTTCTTATCGACAGACTTAAGTTGTATATTGCGACTCTCTGGATGATGAACTCAAATGTTCTTTCCAAGAAGTTTAAGGTGTATGTTAATGATGAGTATATCGAGCCATACACGCTTGATGATAAGGCTGGTGTTGATAAGAAAGGAGACAGAAAGATGCCAATTAAGCACATGAAACTTTCTGAAACAACTAAGGAAGTTGGTGTCGAAGTTTGGAAGTATCATCTTGACAAAGGCTTCGCAAGGAATCACCCTCTTTTCCGGAGACATCCATCAAATGCAGGTGTATACATCTTCAAGCATGGTCGCATGGTAAAGGGAGCAATCTTTACTGAGATTTATACGAATCTACTGCGAGATTATGCATTTGGCGGTCATCTGGTGCTAATAAACATTACCGGAGACACTGTAGACCTCCCAGCAACCCAGACAACAAAGAGTGATTTCAGTTCATCAGATGAAAAGCTTATGTGCCTGTACAATTACATTAAGACTGTAGCTCCTGCAGTGGCTATGGCTGAAAGTGATATCATAAATCGCACAGAAGGCGAAAAGATGGATAAGCTTGCAAAGATGAAAGAAGCAATCCATAAAAAGGCTATCGATAAGGGGACATATCACATCAAGCAAGAGAAGACACTCATGCTAACCATTAACGGTGATAAGATTTCCAACAAAGAGAAGATTGACCTTCTAGAATGGGACAGTTCTTCGAAAAACGTAAGCATTATTGAAGGCAAAATTGCAGTTATCACGCCTCAGAACTTGCGACAGCTCTTCTTCTATTACCGGAACTTGAAGTATTTCTGCGAGGACTTTGATGATGAATATATTATCGAAACTCGGTTTATTACTGACAATGATACTGAAACTGATGAATATCTGGCAGAACTAGCTATGCTACAATCTCTTGATTCTGATTTTAGTCCAGAAATTGAACTATTTGCAACATACGGTATCTAAAACGGATTAAACAGAATATAAGTACTTAATAGCATAACCATGGATTCCACAAAATTCCAGCAAACTTGGGTTTTGTGGTATCATGACCCTGATAACCGGGATTATTCCCTTTCCAGCTACATTATGATAGCTGATATATCAACACCCGAACAATTCTGGAGCATCACTGATACCATTCCCAAGGAAGCTTGGGAGTGTGGCATGTTCTTCCTCATGAAGAAAGGCTTCCCTCCCCTGTGGGAGTGTGAAGAAAACAAGAATGGTGGTGCATGGTCAAAGAAGATTGATGCATCGCAAGCACAAACAAGCTTCATTGATTTGATGGTTCACTGCGCATCAGATGAACTTCTAGTAAAGAACAAAGAAACCCTTGTTGGGATTTCTATATCTCCTAAAGGCCAATTTCATATCATCAAAATCTGGAATCTGTCTACCAAGGTATCCGATAAGTCCAACTTGAATCCTGGACTCACTTACTACAAAGTGACCGATGATGTTACATATACTTCCCACAATGCAAGGCCAAAGTAAAATAGTTTCAGATTATAAATGGGAGCAGGACCTTCAAGTACTGAAAAAACACCACTATTAGCTATAACATCTGCTTCTCCACAAAAAGCAGAAGGTGGACCGGACTATTCTATAATGTCCATATGTAGTGGAGATGTCAAGAAGTTCGAATACATGCTTTTTATCGGAGCAGAAGCTTCTCGTCTAGTCTACTCAGATGTTGGAATCATTCGCGAATCATTAAAAGGATTTGGTCTTTCTCCGGATATTCTAAATCAAGTTATCTCATATTACGATAGAAAGTACATAACTAAAAAAACAAATCTTCTCAGCAGAGGAACCAACTTTACTCCTCCAGAATCATACGAACTTCAAGCATGTCCAGAAGGAATTGACAATGCTGGACAACCTGTTCTCATACGTTACATTAGTAGTCCTACAGATACTACATGTATGGTTGTTAGCCCAAATGCGCTAAAGCCTAACCCAAATACAATTATCACTGCTAATGATTGTATGGTAGTTTTTAAGGGGTCTAGTAGTTTAAGAAATTGGGAAAAGAATTTGCGCTCAGTTGCCCCCGGGGACTTTTCTACTGCAATTGCATCAGTTGTTCCAGGTGGTCCTTCAGGACTATCTGTTGCTACGGCATTTGTAGTTCCAATTGTTGAAATCTTTAATGATATCGTAGAATCTATAGAAAAAGTTTCACCTGGTGCAAATCGTATATTTGTTTTTGGACATTCTAAGGGTGGTTGTGAAGCAGAGTTAGCTGGTGCTATGTTAGCCCTAAAGTTTCCAAATAAGGAAATTCATATCATTTCATATGGTGCCCCAAAAATTATTGCTCCCGGTTCAAAAGACGTTTTTGATAAGTTCTTTTTCACTGACAAGCAAGGAAAGTTCACATTAACTCGTGTTGAATCTGTTGGTGCGGTTGTTGGTGACAATGTTACAGATATGCCTCCTGGACTCATGGTACACCCGGGTTGGGGAACCAAAACAAATACCTTAGATTTTATCAGGTCACAGCATGGTGTTTCAATCGATAATCAGAATAAGCGTAATGCAGCCACCTGGCCATTTGCTGAACCAATGGAGTTGGGGGATATCAAAAACAAACTAAAGTTAAATGCCGAAGTTCAGAGAGTAATCGGAGAAACTGTCACTGTAGCAAATCCTTCTATTAAAGGAGGTGCAAACTATCTGCGAGTAAAGGGCTCTAGCTGGGCACCAAATCCACACATGGAATATTTTGGTATGTTCTTTTTAGGTTCGCAACGTCTTGCTGGTATGGGTAACCCGGCAAAGACACAAGGAGACCGAAAGGAAGTTCCTGGTTCAAATGTTAATAAGACATTTGTTGCAAACATTTTCAATGACTGCAGCAAGTACCAATATGTTCCTTGGTTAAGCAGAGGAAGTGCACTTGATTTTGTAGATGATGGATTACGTGTTAGTTCAAATGTTCTTGATACAGCTCAACAGCAAATTGTAGAAACTAGAAACAAAGCTCAGTCCTATTTTACAAAAAAGGGTGGACGCAGAACACCTAGAAAACACAAATCACGTAACCGGACTACGCGTAAGTAAATATGCTTGAAATCCTGTAGAGAATAAATCATATCCCAACGAGTAATACAAAAATTTCACTAAAAAAGGAGAAATATCAAAGTATGGAGCTATGCAAATAGCAACAAAAGAGAGTACTAATGCATAAACTCTAGAGTAAAATTTAGCAGTGCTGTATTCCTCCTTAAAAAGTATAGGTTCGATTAATAGTGTCATTACAATGTATACAGCAACGATGATGTCATACATATTCAGATAACTTCTTGACCAAAAACTAATAAATAACAGAAATGGGTAGAGTACAAGTAATGATGTTTCGTATGGATGGTTCCATTCCTTCCAATTTACTAGTGCATTTAGACCATTAGCAATATATGCAAATATAGAAAAGTTAAAATCATTATATGAAAGAAGTGTCAATAGAATCCACTGAGAACCCTTGAGTAATTCTTGAACGTGTCCACCAATCATACCATTGTCATTCAAATCGTCGTATATCTTACATGTTAATCCTCCTAAAAAAGCATACAGGTAATCCATTTATGCTTTTTTAGTTATTATAAATACCGAATTTAAACTCAATGGAAAAAGAAGAGGTCATACGCTTCCTAAAAGAATGGATGATTCATGGAGTAACTTTTCTGTACAAGTGGTTAACAACTGATGCAGAAATTTTAGGTTATATTTTAGCCGTCTTACATGTTCTAATTTCATTTACACTGATGCTCTGTACTTGTCTTGCACACACAGTATATCCAACATGGGAGTTCAAATTAGGATGTTATATCTGTATGGTTCTGGTATGGTTGCAGCATATATTCTTGAACGTTTGTATCTTTACAGTTGCTGAGCTCAGCTTAACCCGGATTATTCCTCCATCAAATATTTACTTATCTCAAATGTTTAGTACACTTATGGGAACCAGCTTGACAGAAGCAATGACTCGATTAATTATGGGGGAAACTATAGCAGTATCATGTTTTACTCTTGAATTGCTTTCAATACTCATGAATCATATTTATAGTCTTTATGATATACAATTGTGATGTTCAAAAGACACCCGGTATATTTTATTACGCATTTAATCCTGGGATTTATTGGGTACTTTTATCCTGAAGTGTTATACGCCACAATAGGATACCAGTTTCTTCAATACGCTTTAGATATTAGGTTCTTTCTCTTTGAGGGTGTTATCAAATCTGGAAATACGCTAAATCATACTGCTGTTAAACTTGGTGAAGTGGGAGTTGGGTGGTTGTTAGCTATGCTGTACATGGCATTAAGCAAAGCTTGATTTCACCAAGATTGGCAACCACATACCGAATCATCAGGAACCAACCATTCTTCATGTGAACCTCTAGGTTGTTGCACAAGTTAGTACACTTGGTAAATAGGACAAGATGAGGCAAAGAAAACTGGCCACTAATAATCTCATCAGAAGTCTTCTTGTGAATATTGAAATCAGCCTCTCCATCACCCATCACAGTTGTCCGGGAAGCAAAGTGTCCCTTGCAATTGAAAGTCAGTGATGACCCAACATTGGTAATCTCAACCGTCTTTGCTGAAAGAAGTGTCATGTCCCGGCAAATCTTCTGAAAGTCCAGCGAAGGCATTGTAATACGCGTGCTGAACTCAGTGTCAGGAAGCTGGAGGTCAGGCTCGTCGCGGTCAAGCAAGTTCAACTTATACTTATGCACTTGCTTCTTCTCGCCGTTCTCCATCAGGATACCAAGAGAGTTCGGGTCATCCTTGTCAACGTAAAATGACAGAGTGTCATCATTCGTAGCCGTACGAACAACTCGGTACAGGTGGTCAGTATTGACACCAATCACAAACTTAGGCGTATTGTGATTATAAGCATACTTTTCAAACTTATCTGCATGTAGACGAAGGTGAACAAGAACGGTACGAGTGTTATCCATTGCTACCATTCTGATGCCATCCTTGTCAAAAAGCAGAGACATCTCCACGAGAATAGAGCGAAGAGCCTCAATCAATGTCCGGACAGCTCCAGTCTGTACGGTCTTTGCTTCAACGGTGAACATTTCTATTTCTTCTGCTAGTGCGTTTAAGTTAAAAATTGCCCGAAGGCGTATCAGTCTGCGAGTTTCAATACCCAAACAAGACAACTTCGTGAAGGGCGCAGGTATGATAGTAGTTTTTGTGCCCACCATACTGCTTTGCCATCTTTTCTTTTAGCCGCTCAACTGCCTCCCAGAAGGGCTTTCTTGCCTCAAGCTTTGCAGCAAATAGGGCAGCCTCTGGCGAGTTAGTGGAAACTAACTGGTTGTTATTGCAGTGCGCAAATACCTCTGCGCTACAGGGACTACATACCATACACGGGACGTAAGTGAACCCAATCTGGTTTGCAGCCATGACTGTCTTAACACTGCAATTATTATATAAAAAGATATCCATTTTACAAAAAATTGCCTTTCGGCGTATTAGCTCAGCATCTGACTCTCGTGCTCCAGTTTGGCAATCTCGATGAATGCTTCGTAGGTGCGCTCGCGTCTGCGCTCGTTGGTATCCTCGTCGGTTGACGGATTTGCCTTGATAAGCTCTTCCCAATCCTTGAGGGCCTTGCGCGCCTCTTGGATGGAGTATGGTAGCTCCAGAATCCGGAGCCGCCGCTTTGTTGCCTCGTCGGGGTTAGACATCTTCGCGACGAAGTTGTCCCAGCCGTGCTTGGCTATGTAGTCAATGCAGCGCATGGTCCAGCCGTGGCTTGCACCGCTGTGGCCCTCGTACTTAACGGCCTTGTTAATCAGCAAGAACCACACGGGCATCTCGCTGAACATGAATCCGCCATCGCCGGGCACAAACCCTTTCAGGTTACCCCAGTTCTCGCTCAGGCTTACAGCCTTGTACATGTCTTCCAACATGTCTTTGCTCATCTTGTCTTTAATAAAGGAGAAGTCACCGGGAGTGCTCATGACGGCAGCCATGTTCTCAGTACTAATAATCGTTTCTATAAAATAACATTCCATTTTTATAAATGATATTGTGTTCATTGCAATGAAGTTTTACGGTGATTTACGCCGCATAGTATGATGTTTCTTTGCAGATACAATCCGACCATGTTTATTTTTAATGAGGTCTGACTTTGTTAGGCCGCCCTGTGTCTTCTCTGCTGAACCATTATATACTTGACGGCGAGACCCTACTCTAAGTGTTTTAGATGGCATTTGTTTATTATACTACAATAAAATGCCAAGCTTGATAGCAGAACTGTATTATAACGAGCCGGTAAATGCTGACCTAGCAATAGTAATACCATACATCAAGTCAAGTACAAGAAGTCATATGAATTTTTTGTATATGCTTGAAAAAATGAAAGTAGCAAAGATACCTGTCTTTACAGAGATTCCAGAAACGTATACAAAGATAGCATTTATTGACCCGGACATTATTTTTGCCGAACCAGATTGGTATAATATGCTATCAGAGCTTCTAAATACTCATGATGTTGTTCAATGTTTTGATACCATACGCTGTCTAGATATTACGTACCGGAATTGCGTAACGCAAAAAACATCAAATGAAGCCTATGCTTGGGCAATCAATAAAGCAGATATAAATAAAAAGACCTGTCTTCCTGTGCTAATATATAGTATGTTTCGAGATACAGAACCAAGTGTAAATGTATACAATAAAATTGTAACACTAAAATAATGGACTTACTACAAGATATCTTGAACAATACCTTTAAAGAGGTAACTCCACAACGCAAATATCTTGTTGAACGGAAACCCCGGAATCAAGATGTTCCTAAGCCACCAGTATATAATTTAAAAAGGGTTATAAAACCTGGAGTTGAGCCGGAGGCACCAGCAATTCCTACTAATATCAAGGCACCAAGATATAACTTAAAACCTGCACTTTTGGCTAAAGAAACTACAGCTCTTTTAACTGTTCCTGATACACCTCCTGAAGCACGCAGTTATCAAATTCCAAAACTTAAATTACCTATACCGGCAAAGCTAGACATTGAAGAACAAGAAGTAGCCGAGCGGATATATAAAGTGCCCACATTTAACTTCAAATTACCAGAAAAAATAGAAGAAATTAACTTAGAAAAACATATTCACCTAGCATTCAAATTAACTTTAAAACTCCCAAAGTTTAACCTTCCGGAAAGAGAAGAGGAGAAAGAAGAATCACCTCTCGTTTCTCCAGTTTATTCTAAGTACAAACTCCCAAAGTTAAACCTTCCGGAAAGAGAAGAGGAGAAACAAACACACGATAGTCCTCCGACGTATTCTAACTATAAACTACCGCAGTTCAACTTTTCTGAAAAGAAAGAGGATAAAATTAAACTACAAAGTGTAACCTATAACACTCCAACAAGGTCTGACCTTGCTGTTCTTTTTGTATTTTTTGATTATACCGGGTCTGCGAGAATTCTAATTAACTATCTCTACATGATTGAAAAAATGAAACTAGCAAACATCCCAGTATTTACTATGGAATTAGTCATTCACGGAAAACGCCCAAAAATCAGTGATGCATTTCATGTTTTTGCTTCAAGTTATTTGTTTCAAAAAGAACATCTAATCCGCTTGCTAGAAAAGAAGGTACCGGACACATTTACTAAATTGGTATGTCTTGATGCAGACCTTATTTACACAAATCCAGATTGGTATGATATGCTATCTGAAACGCTTGACACATGCAATATTGTACAGCCATTTTCTTATGCACATTGGTTAGATATAACATATAAAAATATAGAGAAATCAGCTTTAGCGTGTACATATCTCAGAGATAAAAAACGTGGTTTTTGGGCAAATCAGTCTCAAGAGTTTCATCCTGGATTTGGGTGGGCCTTTACAAGAAAATGGTATCAAAGTTCCGGGTTTTATGATTTGTCAATTGTTGGTTGTGGTGATTCTATTTTTGCATATACTACCAATAAGCTTGAATTTATTACTGAGAAAATTAAATTATATCGTAAAACACGTGATGATTGGGCTGCAAAAATATCTGATATTACACTTGGATTTTTAGATATTGAAATTTATCATCTTTTTCACGGGCCATTATCTAAACGTCAATATATGTCAAGAGATGAACCATTCGAGCACATAGAAGATGTATCAAGTATAATCGAGTATAATGAAGATGGAGTAATAGAACTAACAAAACCGGAATTAAACCAAGCAATGTTTGATATGTGGATGAGACGTGATGATGATGGCATTTGAAAACAAAACAATATTTAGGGTCATTTGACCGCAAATATTGGGTTTCCCCGTGTATTTCTTGTCGCAATGACATATATTTCTTGTATCACGTTTAGTTGCTGTACGCCAGGCCACCCATGCCGGACATCACACGCAGCACGTTGTAGTTCAGCGCATACACGCGAACCTGCGCAGTGCGGAAGCCCGTAACCGTGTTGAGGGACACCGTGAGCTGGAGCGTCGCCTTGTCGATACGGGAGAAGTTGCAAGTGCCGGAAGGCTGGTGCTCCTCAGGGCGGAGAGCAAAGCTGTAGCAGTTGATACCCGTAGAAGGCGTGCGGCAGTGGTGCTGGTAGGGCTGCACACGGTCGAAGTAGCTGCCCTCGCGCTCCGTGAAGCGGTCCTGGCCGTTCAGCTGGAGCTTACCAACCTCCACGGGGTTCTTGCCCTCGCAGCGCACACCGGAGTCTAGGATTACCTTGGCGAGCAGGTAGTTCACACCGTTGTCAAAGTCTGCCTCCTGGCCATCACCAACGCTGTTGTTGTTGCCATCATTAGCACCGTATGTTACCTGACCGGGGTAGATAGTGGCACCCGTACCAGCCTGAAACATTCCCTGTCCAGTGCCACCAAGAGGGAGGGTAACGCTGGGGCTGCTCACGCTGGTACCCATAGACAGGAGAGACATGATGATACCCTCCGTAGAGAAGTCATCGGAGTAGTTGAAAGGCTGCTGGCCACCCACGGAAGCAATCCACGGCTGGTAAGAGCAGTCCACGAAGGAATCACGCTGCACAACCCACTGAAGCTCCTTCACGGGGTGGTTAAAGTTCAGCTGAATCTTGTTGGAAGAGCTCGTGATGCTCTCAGCACCAGTGAACTGCACCTGCTCAATCAGGTACTCGTGGCTCTGCTGGGCAAACCGGCGACGCTCCTCAGTGTCCAGGTACACATAGTCAATGTACAGAGATGCAGCCGCTAGAGATAGCGCATCCGGGCGAATAGGGACAGTCGCAGCAGACGTACCACCCTCAGCATACGTGCAGTTCTCCCAAGTCTCGAAGTCCACGTTGATGCGCACTTCGTGGTACTGAAGGGCAATCAGAGGAATGGCCACACCAGGGTTGCGGCAGAACCAGAACTGTAGAGGCACGTACAGGGTCTTCGCGGGCGTACCAGCACGAGCAATGCATGAGAGAGTCGTCTCAGACGCTGAGCAGGTCGCATCAAGATTTGCACCAGTGGACTTCTTCAGCAGCACAAGGTCGTGCGTGTTACCAACCAGGGAGTCAAGAGCCGCAGTGGAACCGGCCTCCGTAGAGAGCTGGGTCCAGATTTGCATCCAGTCACCATACTGGCGGTCAATGCGCTGGCCACCAATCTCAACCTCAACCTGCTTGATTAGGCGGTGACCAATGTAGTTCACCCAGCGGAACGCCTTGAGCGCCGTGCCACCTCCAGTTGCTACTACACCACTATTTAGAGACACCTGAGGCAGCACTACCTGTACGTAGGTCTTGTACATTAGGTCAGCGTTACGGTTAATCACAGCCGTTACACGCTTGTTGAAGTCAGCCTGACCGTTGAAGGTCACCTCAATAGACTCCATAGCAAAGTTGGTATGGCGCTTGTATAGAATCTTCCAGAAGGTAATCTGGGGATTACCGGAGATATAGATATCCTGCGCACCATAAGACACAAGTTGCATAAGACCGCCACCCATGTTTGTTTATGTCCTACGGCAAGAAAAAAATATTTTAAGGATAAATGAATGTCTGGCTGTTCCCGACGGCGAATGCCATCTTGAACACTTTCCTTCGTTCTATAGTTCTGATTTTATTTATGGTTTTTGGGTTGAAAACAAGCATATACCTTGCTTATTGGGGAGCTATTGTTCATGATACCATCTCATTAATCATGATATATCCTCTAGTTAGTTGAGCCAAACCCACCAGCTCCACGATTATCAGGAGCCGGAGGAAGCTCATGTTCAAACTGAACAATCATAACATTGTCCCAAGGCATAAAGTTCTCCCGACAAATCTGAAAAAGCCGGGCTCCACGAGGAACATCGTAGTCACCGTTCTGTAGAGTAAGAACATCAACCTTTGCCTTTACATCGCCACGGTATCCCATATCAATCAGTCCAATTGAATTTGCCATTCTGAAGGGAGTTGCTGAAAGTGATGAACGTGGCAGAAGAAGACAAGGAATCGGCCGGTTATTATGAGTTGCACCAACCTTAATGTTCAGGTTAAATGTATGAAGATGTGCATTCTGATTTACCTGTTCACGTATCATAGGAATATCAAACCCGGAATCAGTAACACGACGATTGTTCACCATGTCAAGTAGCATATTGCGAAGCACATTGTTATCCGTATAGATGTACAGTGTGCTCATTTTTTACTTACACTATTAATATGTATAAATCAGTGTGCCGCCACTGGTCTGTTCTTGTGGAGCAGCAATACTGAGAGGACCGCAAGAACCTGTACCCCAAGCAACTTCAGAGAGCTCAGTGCCGATACTCGACCAAGAAGATACTGAAACAGGACACCAAGAGGTGTAAAAAACCCGTCAGAATTCCCATCTGCAATAAAAAGAGCTGATGTATATGCCAATCCGACTACTACCGGATTTGCATGTGTGAAAAAGAGTGATGCCACAATCAATAAACAACCAACATATTCTAAAAGCAATCCACGTATCATTTTCTTAAACATCAGAAAAGTTGTTCATCAAACGAGACTTGAATACGTCTCTATCTCTTGCAACTTTTCTGGTCGAGACCGGGGTGGGAACTTAATAAGCAACATTACTTATTGAATGAACCATTGATTAAATCTTTTAAGCAAATCTATCTTTGCTTGTTTACCTACTACGTGATTTGCATGAAAGAAATAGATTTTTGACCGGTCTCCTTCCCATGCTCCATTTGTGTATTCTTCTACCGGATAAACAGAAAATCTAGTTTTACGATAATATCTGACATCTCTTATTTTTGCGTCTAAAAATATTTCAGCTAGACATTCTTGGTCATTCTTTTCTGGGTATCTTGTTTGATACTCTTCAATTTGTGAAATAAGATACATGGTTCCTTCTGTTTTACGCATGCTCATATTCCCGGTACACTGCCATAATCCATAGTGGACAATTGGAGCATTTTGTACAAAATACCAATCGTATTGAAATATCACGTCAAACTGTGAATATTTTGCATAATGGCTTTCATCCGGTTCCTTCATACAGACTACATCACAGTCTATAAAATGAACAAATGAGTACTTTTCGAATGCTAGGCGTAGTATGCTCATTTTGGTATGTACAATTTTGTTGTATTCTTTTGCCTGATAGTTCTGAAACTCGGACGAAACATCGCGTTCACACAATTCCAGAATTAAAAAGTCGTGTGACTGTTTAGATAGTTCTTCGTACGTCTGCTTGTCCAGACAGTAAAAGTGTAGTTTATGGTGTTTTAACACCTTTGCTAAGGAAATAATCAAATTCTTAGCAAAGTCTATGTATCCGTAGTTTGAATATGTTATCAATACTGGGATGTCCATTTACAAAGCATCTTTAAAAAATAATGCCTCGATTTCCCTTGACAAATACAAGGTCGTATTCATTCCAGTAAACATTTCTATCTGTGTTATTTAGTAAATCATCCAGCATAACAACCTTAGGTTGTACTTTAAATGTAAAATCTACTCCTTGATAGTGTTTTAGTAAACTACCTATATTTCCACCTTTTTCTAGGACTAAGCGTGACATATGAACTTCCTTTAACCAGACTGCTTCGTTGAATGTTTTTGCATAGTGATTTTTGCTAAAAATATTACCATCAATCAACAAATCCAGAGTTTCCCGGTTCATTGCAAATATACACGATTGAACATGGGAGAACTTAGCTGGGTCTGCATAATTTGCACATGTATTAATTGTACTTCCAAATAACTTTATATTATCTTTGAGTCCTGCAAGATAAATATCAGTCCACTTACCAGTAAAATAGTTCGGGAGAAATGGACCAATGACCGAAGAATTTACAAATATAAAGTTATCATATGATTTGTATAAGTCGTCTGTAAGTAGAGCATCAGTCCATCCTCCAAAATCATATCCGATGTTATCTCTTTTGAATGTTTTGACATATTCCGGTACTTTAAAGTCTATAGTCTTGTCATTGCAAATAACAATAAAGTCCGTGTTCTCGTCTTCAAAAATAGCCTTATTAATAAAAGTTTGTACTCTACCATTAAAAACATGAAATACGTACAATACAAGGGTTTTCATTTGTCTTATACTTATAAATAAATGTTAAAATCATCATTATATACGGCGTGCCAGAATAAAAATGGGGTAGAAATTGGTGGTCCATCGCAGACAGGACAAACTATATATGAATGTTCTACTTCAATGGATAATGTTATTTTTTCAAATAATACGGTGTGGTCAACACATACTGAAACCTACAATTACTTTCCTAATAAACCCGGAAAAGTAATCATCAATGATGGAACGGACATTAACAAGGTAAGTGACAGCTCATATGATTTTTGTTTTGCATCACATTCGCTTGAACACATTGCAAATCCTCTAAAAGCTGTTAAAGAATGGCTGAGAATTACGAAACCCGGAGGTCACATCATTCTGATTCTTCCAGAAAAGTCTGTATGTTTTGACCATAAACGGTCATATAGTTTATTTTCAACCTTGCGTGCGCAGTATGAAAAAAACGTAGGAGAAGATGACCTATCAACACTTCCGGAAATATTAAAAAATCACGACCTTCCAATGGACCCACCTGCGGGAAATCTAGAGCAGTTTACGAGAAGAAGTCTTGACAACTTCAATAACCGTTGCTTGCATCATTATGTATATAACCCGGCATTGCTAAATGAAATTTGTTCTTTTTTTGATTGTAAGTTTGTCTATACCGAAACACAAGGTTTAAATATTTGGTTTATTATGCAGAAAGGTGAATAGTAAAACTTATATTATCTTATATGGTAAATTAAAGTTGGTAAATACCCGACAGAAATACCGGTTCTTGTAAGTTGTTCATAAAATTTTCCATCGCCACCATATGCTGCAGCCCAAGTTCCTTTCATATTCAATTCGTATGGAATAATTCCACATGGGGTTCCAATATGACCCATTGCTATAAATGGTCCTTCTGGTAGATGGGCACCGTTCGAATATCTCATTTTAGCAATGTATAAAGTATTTCTAACTGTACACAACGCTCTTAATTCTGGGAAAACATTAGGATAATAGTAATCATCATCATCTGCATGCATTACAAAATCTCTCTTTTCCAGTAACGAAGCATACTTATTTCGAATTCCATGTCCCCAAAATCCAAGGGCTGCCGGCTCACAGTATTGATTTACTTTACACTTAAATCCGGAGAGGTTAAATTTCGGAATTTCGGACTTTCCATCAAATACAAGAGTCAGACAATCTTGTTTTTCTAGTTGAGGAGAAAGTGAATCCAACATTCGTTGTAGGGTCGGGCGGCCTACGGTTGCAATCAGAATATTAAATGTTGGCATTTATATTAGTAAATACTTAAAAGATTTATTCGGATATTTTCCACTAAAGACATTACATATATAATCTAAACTTCCGTCTGATTCTACTCCAGGATACTTTGAAAAAACAAATATTATATCATCAGAACAACGAATATACTCTTTAAAATTCTCAATTCTCACTTGATAGCGTTTTTTAAACTCAGCAAAATTATTGCGAATATAAAACTCATCAT